ATGGAACCGAGAGGCAGCGACCTCGGCGATTTCAGCGAGCCGTACCGCGGCTTCGAGATCGAGGTGAAGACCGAACAGGTATGGGACGGCGAGCATGCGCACTATCGCGTGCTGCAGGGCGACGTCGTGCGAATCGACTGGCGGCTCGTCAAAGTCGACGGAATGGTATTGACCGAACGGCGCGTGATCGAGCGCGTGCTCGACGAGGCGCGGCGGGCCGTCGATGCGGAACTGGGCGACGGACACGCGTAGCGCGGGCACGGACGGCGTTGCGGTAAAATAGCCGACTGTTTCCGCGTCGCTCGCTGCCCGAATTCCATGTCCGTACCGTCCTCGCTTCCTCCGCGCCGCGTATCTGTTGCGCCCATGCTCGACTGGACCGACCGTCATTGCCGGTCGTTCCATCGCACGCTGACGCGCAATACGTGGCTGTATACGGAGATGATCACGACGGGCGCGCTGCTGTTCGGCGACGTCCAGCGACATCTCGGGTTCACGCCCAGCGAATCGCCGGTCGCACTGCAGCTCGGCGGCAGCGAACCGGACGATCTCGCGCGCGCCGCGAAGCTCGGCGAGCAGTGGGGCTACGACGAAATCAACCTGAATTGCGGCTGTCCGTCCGAGCGCGTGCAGCGGGGCGCGTTCGGCGCCTGCCTGATGAAGGAGCCGCAGCTCGTCGCCGACTGCGTGAAGGCGATGCGCGACGCGGTGTCGGTGCCGGTCACGGTCAAGCACCGGATCGGCGTCGACGCGATCGAGGATTACGCGTTCGTGCGGGACTTCGTCGGCACGATTGCCGACGCAGGCTGCCGGACCTTCATCGTGCACGCGCGCAACGCGATCCTGAAGGGGTTGTCGCCAAAGGAGAATCGGGAGATTCCGCCGCTGAAGTACGACTATGCGTATCGGCTGAAGCGCGATTTTCCGTCGCTGGAGATCGTCATCAACGGCGGTATCAAGACCCTCGATGAGGTGGCGCTGCATCTCGAGCACGTCGATGGCGCGATGCTCGGCCGCGAGGCGTATCACAACCCGTATGTGCTCGCGGAGGTCGACGCGCGTTTCTATGGCTCGACCGACGCCGCACCGACGCGCGAAGCGGCCGAGGCGCAGCTGATCGAATACTGCGCAGCGGAACTGAAGCGCGGTACGTATCTCGGCGCGATCGTGCGACATGCGCTCGGCCTGTATCGCGGCGTGCCGGGCGCACGCGGCTGGCGTCGTGTGCTGTCGGACAACAAGAAGCTCGCCCGCGGCGATCTGGCCGTGTTCGACGAGGCACGTGCGCATCTGAGCGACGCGGACGAAATTTTTGAAAAAAAAGCTTTGCAAGAATCAAAAGACTTCGTATAATCTTGCTTCTTCGCTGCTGAACGACAAACAAAGCAGCGACGAGCATCGCAGTATCAGTGGTGGCTGTAGCTCAGTTGGTAGAGTCCAGGATTGTGATTCCTGTTGTCGTGGGTTCGAGTCCCATCAGCCACCCCACAGAATTCCAAGCAGTATCAGGTAGTTAGAAACGGCACTGAGATTTTATCCAGTGCCGTTTTTGTTTTGGAATTCCCAAATTGGGAATTACATGCCGCGTCGCTTTACGATTTTCGTTCGATCGTAGACGCGCGCCGTCGTCGCCGGATTCGCATGCAGATCCGGCAGCGCGCCGCGTTCCGCCTTGTGCCGGGTCACGTAATACGCGCGCAGATCGTGGAACGTGAAGCGTCTCCCGATCTTCTTCAGCTCCAACGCCTTATTCATCAGCTTCGACCATTCGGTCTTGAAGCCGGCCGGCGAGTAGTGGGTTGCATAGCGATTCGAGAATACGTACAGGCAGTCGTCCTTCCGGGCGGCGCGCAGACGCGCGATCAGCTCCGACAGGGCGGGCGTGATCTCAATGTGCTCGATGACTTCGCCGCGCTTCTTTCCGCGCTGCTTCGCGCGCTTCACGCGGATCACACCGGCTGTCTCATCGATCTGCGGCCAGGACAGATCCAGAAACTCCACCTTTCGGTTTCCAGCCAGCGCCGCGTATTCGGCTGCCATGCCGATAACCGCCTTCTGGCCGCCAAGCGACGCGACCCAGGCAGCGAACGCCTGGAAGTCTTTCGGCTCTGGCGCCTCGGTGCGCGGCTGCTCTTCGTTCCGCCGAACCTCGCGACAGGGGTTGTGCTTCGCCTCGCCGCGGTCGATCGCCAGGCCGATCAGGTTCGAAAGCAGCGCGACCTCGCGGTTGGCGCGCACGGGCGCGGCCGCGCGCTCGATGCGCAGGTAGCGCGAGACGTGCGTCGCGTCGATGTCCGCAGCGCGCATGTCGCCGAACGTTTCGAGCAGCGGACCGCTGCATTGTTTGTAGTCGTTGCGCGTGTACTGCGAATAGCGTTGCCAGCCGGGCGTCTCCTGGAACTGCTCCCAGAGGCGGCCGATCGTACCGAGGTCGTCGCCGGCGCCAAGGATGTCGAGTACCTTGCGGATGGCGACGAGCCGATCGTGACCGAGGTTGATCGGCTTCTGCCCGACCGGGTGATAGCGGTACGTGAAGCCTTCCTTCCGTTTCCGCGCCTCCATGCGCGGCAGGAGGCCATCACGTTCCCGGTGCTTCTTCATGCTGCAACTCTCCATTTCGGCTGCGTGCGCGGCGTCGCGCCGGCGCGTGGCTGGTTCACCTGCTCCCATGTCAGCATGGGATGGCCGTCAGCCTTGCGCGGCGCGTCGATACCCAGTGCTTTCTTGATCCAGCGCGCTTGCGCTGCGCCTTGTTTCAGGCCGCCCGTCAGCTCAACGAGCTCTTCGTTCGTCACGATCGGCATATCACTCTCCCGCGCCGAGGCGCTTGAATTCAACAACCCACACCCACGGGTTCACGTCCCAGCCGTGCCCGCGCGCGGCGTTCAGGCTGTCCCACAGGTCGTGAAAGGCACGGATGCTCGGCGGCCGGTAGGCGCCGGCACAGTACCCGCGCATGTGGTGCTCTTCGATCGTCACGCCTTCCGCGCGCGCGTCCGGCTCACTGATGCGCTGCAGGCGCTCGACGCGGACGCCGGTCACTTCGAGCAGCGTGCGCGCGGCGGCGCGCGGCATGAAGATCGACGGCCGACGCCACCACGCCGGCGTCGCGCCGCTCCGCGCCGCGTTCGGCAGATCGCCGTCGAAGCGATACTCGCGGCCGGTCTCCAGCGTCATGTCGATGAAGTGCCACGCGTCGCGGCCTTTCTTCTCGCTGAAGCGGGTTTCCCAGCGGCCGTATGCGATGTGCGCCTCGCGCACCCACAGCCGATCGCCGGGCTGGCCGTGCGGACTGATCAGGCAATCGCCGGTGCGGGTGTGCCAGATGGCGCCCTGCAGCGGCACGGTTTCGCCGGACGCTGTTCGGCCTCCGTTCTCCCCGCCGATCGTAGTCGGCTCCCACACGCCGAGCGGGTTGGTGTGCGGCAGCTTCACGATGCGGCGCGTCTGAGTCTTGCGGCCTTCGAGGATGGGCCGCACCATTGGGCCGCTGAAGAGAATGGGGCGTTCTTTCACGGGCGGCTCCAGTCGATAAGGGGCGTGTCGTATGCCAGCATGAGGGGATGTTTCGGGTCGCCTCCCGACGTGAGACCGAAAACTTTCAGCGGCTTGTTCGAGGCCCGCAGCATGTCAGCGACGGCGTCGAGGCGCCGGCGCATGCCTTTCGGCAGCTTGCCGCGATCGCCCCAGCACGGCACGAGTAAATCCGCATCCGCGATGATCTGCGTGAGGTGCGCATCGTTCTCCGGGCCGATCGGATCGGCCACGTTGGCCAGCTCGCGGACGTTTGTCGAGCGCCAAGCGAATGGATTGCCCGCGATGTACTTGCGCGCACCCCAGCGATGAGCGAAGCCAGTCCATTTCAGGTCTGTGTGATCGCGCACGCTCGCGTCGGCTCGTGATGGATTCACCCCGAAGAACGCGACAACGATGCCGGCGGCCGCGACTTCGCGCTCGAGGCGGTACCGGTAGCGGCAGCAGCTGCTGATGATTGCGCTCATGCTACGATTTCCAAAAACTCAAAATGGGGACCTGAATATGACGATCTTTCTCGATGCGCGCGGATACGAGTTTGAAGTCGATATAGACGGGGACACACGCCGATTTCATATCGGCACTGTTTGTCGCGAGAACAATATGCCGACAAGCGTCCACATCAACGAACTCGGCGGCGGTGAACGCCGGACAACGCTGAACATCAATCTTCCGCCGGCGCTGTGGAAGCCTGCGAAGGCTGGGGGGCTTGAGGTCGTCTGCCGAAAGGCGATATCGCTCGCGGTACGAGAAGGATGGTTTCGCGCTGAAGGGCATTACAACGCGGACCACTTCGATGAAGACATCGAAGGCTGGCCGGGTGAGCTGACGCGGATATAGCCTCACGCGGGTACCGCCGGGAATTGGTCATGCGTGCGGACGTCGAGCAGCCGGCCGGCGGCGCGCTTGCCGATGCGTTGCATCCACACGCCATCGGTGAATCGATGGAAGAGGGTCCCGCTCGCATCAATAACTTCGGGCGCCGGCGCCCACTCGCCCCATTGCTTGAACAGGAACGGCACGCCGGCGGCCGCGCACTGGTCACGCAGCGACCGGGCCCAATCAGGATGCATTGGGCGCGCGTGGGGGCCGCTTTCGCCGCCGACGATCACCCAGTCGACACTACGCAGGCCGCGCGAGGGCGCGTCGACGATATTGCCGTTCATATCCGACCAGACGGCACCGCTCGACGTGAGATCGACGGGACCTATCAGCGGCTCCATGGAGAGGAAGTGCACGCGCGCGGTCACCGCGAGCAGCTTCGGGATGTCGCGGTCCGCCTCGGTCTGATTGACGATCGTCGCGCCGAGCCAGACGTTGGGCCACGGCCACTCGCGGTCCGCGTCCATTAGAAATTCGATCGACGTCTGAATCATTTCGCGCGCGTTGCCGATACGTTTGGTCAGCAGCAGCCAATCGAGATGGGGCGTTCGTTTGATCAGCTCGAACAGGTCAGCGCGCCAGATCGGCGATACGGCGTTGTCGAACACGTCGGCGAGCGACGCGCAGAACACGCGCTGGCGTCGGCCGTGCGCGGCGAAGAACTCTGCGTGCGCGGCGTTCCACGCGAGCGGCTTCCGCCAGTTTGCTGACGATGTGCGGCGGCGCGGTGCCCCCGGACCCCAGTTCACTGCCGTGCCGCCTGCGAATCGCGCGTTACGCGTCTCGGCATAGCAGTGATCGCAGCCGGGACCGACCTTCTGGCAGCCTTCCCAGGGGTTGAAGGTGTGGTCGCACCATTCGATTTTGGTGTTCTCGCTCATGCTAGGATTCCCAGGTCTCAAAAATGCGGTGAACAATGCAGAAGAAGTTTGTGATGCGCGGCTACGAGATGAACTGTGAGCCGCGCGTGACCGAGGACGGCAAGTACGCCGCGCAGGTCGAGGTGACGAAGGTGGGTTTCAGCCGTGAGGCTGCATTCCGGAAGCTCGGTGAGTTCAACACCGAGGCCGAGGCCGTCGCCTACGCGAAGCAGTTCTCGGAAGAGTGGCTGAGCCGGTACGGCTGAGATCAGCGGCCGGTTGCTGATCGGGCGGCGTCGACGGCTGCGTCAAGCGATTCGCCGCGGAGGACATAGTCGACTTCCCATCGGCAATCGAGCTCGTCGTACCTATGCGTGGCGACAGCCTGACGGCTTAACCAGCGATACCGCGCTGCGCAGACCTTGTCGTCGTCCGTCACCTCGGCGCGCGGCTCCGGCCCGGTGATGTTCTCGCGCACGATCGCATAAACTTCGGTCGCGAACTGGCGGAATGACGCATGCATCTCCGGCGGGAAATCGGCGACCGGTGGCGGCACAAGTCCTGTGAGCTTGCCAATAAACCGCGCGCATACTTCGATCAGTACTGGATTGAGATCATCGGGCAACGTGTTATTCGGCATGGTTGGCTCCTTGGAGAAGGGCGCGCAATTGCTTTGCGGCTGTATATGCGTATCGGTTACTGACGTTTTCTTCCAACCAGCGTGCGGCATATTCAATTGCTTCGCGCTGCTCGTCCGTCAGCCCCTCCCGAGCGTCTGCCTGCCCGGTAGGCTGCGGGGCGTCGAACAAATCGCGCACTTCGATGACGCCTGCGTAATCCGGCTTTCGCAATTCGTCGGCATGCACCTTCGACGCGCAGCGGTGCCAGTCGGCCGGCACGTCGCGAGAGATCATGCGGAAGTCCCACGCCACCGGTTCCGCCGCCTGCGCGGGGCCGATCTTGCCGAGAGCGATCGAATAGTTCTCAGCCAGTCGCGCGCCTGGTGCGCCGGCATGCTCGATCATGTCGCGCTTCTTCGCGTCGGAGATGCAGTCGCGCGGATCGTCAATGCGCATCCATGCGACAGCCGCCCCTTCCGCCCCCGTCTCGTTGGCAGAGGCGCGGGCGCACGCATCGCCATAAGCGCCATAGATGTGGCGAACGTCAGAGGAAAGATCCTTGATGCAGCCAAGCAGATAGCTCCATGCGAAACCAGTGCGCTTGCCGTCCCGAGTGCCGGGCCACACGATTCCGAGTGCTTCGGCAACCTTCCGGCGCGTTTCGTAGTCGTCCGTCTCGTTGGCAGATGCGGCGCGGCGGATAGGTGCGCCTGCGTCGATTGCGGTGAGCACATCCTCCAGAGCGGTGTTGTAACCGAGCCGATATTGCGATTCGGGCTCGTGGGTCGGACCCGGTTCGTCCTTCGGCCATGCCTCGAACATACCGAGCACGCGCTCGACTAACGCCGCCCGCTCGCCCGCCGGTGCGGGTGCGGCATTCCCCTGCGGTGCGATGATGGCGTTGGAGTTCTCCAGCGCGGCCGATACTGCTTCGCGAATGCCGGGCGCATCGTCCGCAAGCCGGGCCACTTCGTCCGTGAATTCCTCGGTCAGCCCGTCGTACGGAATCGGCACTGCTGCGGGCCGCTCGACAGGGGCCGAGGCGATGATGCTGCGCACGAACGCGACGCGCGCATCACCAACGTCTTCACATTCGGATGCGGCGATCGACGCCTTTTCGTACGCTTCCAGTGCCGCTGCAACAGTCAGCGCATCAGCGCTCCGAACTTTCGAACTCGTCCCATTGCTGCAGTCGACGCGCGCGCCGACAATGGTTTCAGCGGCCGGGTCGGCAGTGCATGTGTCAACCTTCGGGACCGGTCGCTGATGTACTGCCTCGCTCGCCTGTTCGGGAGCGGGGCTCTTTTCGTTGTGGGTGGTTGTCATGCAGCCCTCCGTCGTTCATGTGCAGGCCGGCGTGCGCCGGGGAACTGCGGCTCGATGGGATATTCGGGGCGCGCGATCACGTTCGCGATGAGCTTCTTCCAGTTCGCCCTCGTATTGAGCAGCGCAGGGCCATCGGGTCCGTCGAGCCGATCCGCAGGCGTCGTCATGACCGTCAGCGGATCTATCACGTCGACTGGTACGGCGATGTTTGCGCAGCCGCTGTTGTAGTATCCGAGCTTCGTGCGCACCGCTTCGCCTTTGTACTTGCCCGCGCGCGTTGTCCTGAAGCAATAACCGCTGTCGTCGGGACACCACAACGTGATGAACTTGTTTTCGCGCATCGTGTGGTGCACGCTGATGACGTAGTAGTCGCGCGGCGTGTCGCTGGGCCACGGGGGCGGCGCCATGATTGGCAGCTCGAACGCGGTGGCGCGGAGTGCTGCAGCGGCCTCGCGGTCATAGCCCCATACGTTGTCCTCGGAGTTGCCACCCATGTACGGCGGCGCGATCACGCCGCGGGGTAGCTGCCACCCAGTCCTGATGTAGTCGCGCATGCGTTCGACCAGGCTGCGCAGCGTGCCGCCTTGCGTGAAGCCGCGCCAGCGCCCTTTGTCGTGCGTGTACACGCGCTTCTGCGTGTAGTCGTCGACGAACCAGACGCGGCCACGTGAATCGAGCTCGAACCGGGCGTATTGGTCATGCTTTGCGTTGTAGAAGAAGCGCCGTCCGTGCGACCCAATCGCCCTGAGCAATTGGTTGGCATGTTCGGCGCGTTCCGCCTTCGTGGTCATGGTGTGATCCTCAGATGGTCACGCGAGCGCGAGGCCCAGTTGCCGCAGGCGATCGCGCTGCAGCGGTTCGTAGTTGGGATTCAGTTCGCAGCCGATGAAGCGGCGGCCGAGCCGCTGCGCGACCTGTCCGGTCGTGCCGCTGCCGAAGAACGGATCGAACACGACGTCGCCCGGCCGGCTGCCGGCGAGCACGCAGGGCTCGACGAGCGCTTCGGGGAAGGTCGCGAAGTGAGCGCCGCTGTACGACTGCGTCGGGATCGTCCAGACGGACCGGCGATTGCGCTCCGTCGGCATGATTGCCATCGCTTCGTCGAAGCTCGCATTCGTCTTCGTGCCGGACGCATCGTGAGCCAGCTTGCGGCCGACGGCCTTCATGTTGCCGTTCGTCTTTGCGCCACCATTCGCGCGGGCGCTCCCGATCTGCGCCTGAACGTTCTGCGACAGGCGCGCGTGTGTGTTCGCGCTGACCGGTTCGAGGATCGCGTCCTGATCGAAGTAGTAGCGCTCGCTTTTGCTGAGCAAGAACAGGTACTCGTGCGCTTTCGTGCACCGGTCGCGCACACTCTCCGGCATGGGGTTCGGCTTGTGCCAGATGATGTCCTGCCGCAGATACCAGCCGGCTTCCTGCAGCGCGAACGCGAGGCGCCACGGCTGCCCGACCAGATCCTTTGGCTTCAAACCATCAGGAACTTTCATTCCGCGGCCGCCAGCGGCCTGCGCCTGATTCGTGGCATCGCCGTTCATCAGCGTGGAAGCGACCTGATACGTGCGATTCGCAGCGTAGCTGTCGCCCATGTTCAGCCAGAGCGTGCCATCGTCGGCCAGCAACTGGCGCGCGAGATCGAACACGCCGACCAGCGTGTCGATGAACTCGCGCAGCGTCGGCTCCTGGCCGATCTCGCGATGCTTGTCCGGATGGCCCTCGGGCAGATACGAGCGCAGGCCCCAGTACGGCGGCGACGTCACGATCGTCTGCACGCGCACGCCGTCGGCGATCATCGCGCGCATCAGGTCGCGGCAGTCGCCGCGGTGGGAGTGGTTGAGCCAGGTCATGCAGCGACACCTGCGATCAATTGTTCATGCGCGAAATTCGCTCGGATCAGTGCCGTCGCGACGTCCGGGCACACGCTGTTGCCGATCATGCGCACCTGCGCCGACTTCGACAGGGGTTTGCCGTTCACGACCGGGTCGAGCACGTAGCTGTCCGGGAAGCCCTGCGCGCGCGCGAGCTCGCGCGGCGTGAGCATGCGCATGCCGATGTCGACGATCGCGTAGTCCTCGCCGTGGATCGTGACGAGGCCGAAGCGGTCGTGCGTCGGTACGGTATGCAGCGGCTCGCGCAGCTCGACGCCATCCTTCTCGTTGCCGTAGTACTTGATCAAGAACGCGCGGACCTCGGCGTGATGGGTGCCGCCAGCGCTGATCGTGTGCAGCGGCTCGTCGACCGGCGCACCGTGGCGGCAGGTGCCGCGCAGCTTGACCAGGTGCGACACCGCGACCGTCGTATCGGCTTTGCTGGTGAGCGTCGCCGTCGGTTCGCTGGCATCACGCGGGCGAGATTGCCCAGCGCGGCCGCCACAGCCGACCAGCTGCGCCGTCACTAAGTGATGATGGTCCTGCGTCGTGATCGTGCTGATCGCCGCATCGACCGATGAGCCCGGTGATTCATGGCCGCCGTAGTGCTTCGCGAGGAATGCGGCAACGACCTGTTGCTGCCCGCCGCTGGACGTGATGGTGCTGATGGGCGACTCCGCCGAGCGCCCGGCTTTGACGCCGACACGTTCCTTGTTGTGCTGTGCAAGAAAGGCTGCAACGACAGCATGTTTCGCTCCACCGGCTACGATCGTGCCGACAGGCTTTTCAAGGCCCGGCACGCGCGGTGCCTGTCCCGGTCGCTCGCCGTAGCCGGTCTGGATCAGCGTCGCGGCGACGACGCCCATGGCGTGCGCCGCTCCAGCCGGCCGCGCGCAGTCACCGCCGGCCGTCACGGTGTGCAATGGCGTGTCGGCTGCACTGCCGACGCTGTTTGCGCGGAACTTCGTGATGTGCGCAGCGACGAGCGCCTGCTCGCCGCGATTCGCTCCGGTGACGGTCGCGAGCGGGGCGTCGATGCTGGCGGCGCGGTCGGCGCCGTGATGCGTGAGGTGGATCACGAATGGATCCGCATTGTTCACGACGAACTTCATGATGCCGCGCGCGATACGGCGCAGCGTCGCGTCCTTCAGCGGACGCTCGCGCTCGAAGATCGACGGGCAGGGGATCGACCAGTCGATGCAGTCGGCTGCGGTGCGCCACGGCTGCAGAGCGCCGGCGAGCACGGCAGCGCTCTTCGGGTCGCCGTGCGTCGGCGTCGGCCAGACGATCGGCAGCCCATCGCGGCGCGCGATGATGAATAGCCGCTTCCGGATCGTCGGTGCGCCATAGTCGCACGCGCGCAGCACGCGATAGTCCACGGTATATCCGAGGCCCGCCGACAGTCGACCCGCTTCGGGGCCATCGATTGCGTACCCGAGAGCTTCACATGCCTCAGCCAGCGCCGGATGGTCGCGCCGAACGCCCGTGGTCAGCATTCCAATGAACGCGCGGAAGGTCTCGCCCTTCTTCTCCGGATCGGGGATGTGCTTGCCGGAGCCAATCTCGATCACATCGGCCCACGTCGTGAACTCTTCGACGTTCTCGAGCATCATCGCGCGCGGATGGGTTTCGATGCCCCAGCGCAGCGCGATCCACGCGAGCCCGCGGATCTTCTTGGACACCGGCTTGCCGCCCTTCGCCTTGCTGAAGTGCTTGCAGTCCGGCGACAGCCAGACGAGGCCGACAGGCTGGTTTCCCGTAATCTCGATCGGGTCCACGTCGAACACGCTCTCGCAATAGTGCTTCGTGCGTGGGTGGTTCGCCGCGTGCATCGCGAGCGCTTCGGGATCGTGGTTGATCGCGATATCGACCGGCCGCCCGAACGCGCGCTCGAGGCCAGTGCTGGCACCGCCGCCTCCGGCGAAGTTGTCGACGATCAATTCACTGCCGAGGTCGAGCGGCAGGGTCATCAGGTCACGCTTCACGCGAGATCTCCGTTTGATGGTCAGGCTTCAGGGGTGAGTGCTCGGCTCGCATATGGCAGCGTTGGGTAGCATGAAGGCCGCTGCGCTGCAGACCTATTCAATGTGCGACGGCGCCAACCCGTCACTCCGAGCACCCACCGTTGAAGCCGGTGAGAAAAACGCGGTGAGACTTCCGCGGCAGAGTGCCGCGCGCTACTAGGAAGCGCGCGGCCGGCCATGTGGGATTCGCTTATTCGGGAGAGCCGAGCAGGATCTTCGTCTCGGTCTGCGCTTCGATGTCCGACCAGATCGCGCGGAACGCATCTTCCAGCACCTTGTGCGGGCGGATCAGCTCGTACCAGATCGTCAGGCCGCCATCCTTCACGCGATACTTCAGGCGCGCGGCGAGCTGGTACTTTGCGCCGTTCTCGAAGACCGGAATCTCGAGCGCGATTTCGGTCGGCATCTTCACCTTGTTTCCGGTCGCGTTCACGTCCTCGCGCCACACGAAATCGACACTGCCGTCCTGCAGGCGCGTTGCCGACACGAAGTTACCGCCCTTGCTCGCCTCGAAGTTCAGCGCGATCGACAACATGTCACTGCCTGACGGGTTGACGATGTCCGGCAGGTTGTCTTCGATCAACTCCGCGAATTCGAGCTGCGTCGTCGGCTTGCGGTCACGGGCCGTCCAGGTCTTCCACTCGCGCGACGCGGGCACGGCGAACTGCACGCGGTACTCGCGCCAGTTCGCACCGCCGTTGTCGAGCTGGTCGCTCGCCGGGAAGTGGTCATCGATCACGCCGAGGATGTGCGCCGGGTCGAGCGACGCGTAGATCAGGCTGTTGCCCGTCTTCTGCCGATTGAAGTAGGCGATAAAGCTGGCAGCATCGCGAACCTTCACGGTGCCGCGCACCCGATTCGGGAACGTCTCGCGTTCGTCCAGCGTGCGCACCTCGTAGCCAGTCGGCACAACGACGAACGGCAGGCCGTCGGCAAGCGGAGACTTCTGTGGGCCAGCGAGTGCGGTGCCGGCGTTGAGGGCGGCGCTGATATCGGGGGCGTCGTGTTCGAGCATGTGATTCTCCTGGTGGGGTGGTTGTTGCGGCGTTACCGGCCGGTGCCGGTGTCAGCGAGCTGAATGCCCGGAAGATCGGGCTGTCGCTCGCTGTTCCGAGAGAGGTTGTTTTCGACGGTCGGGAAGAACACCTCGGCGGCACGCTTCTCCTTCGGAAGCGTGGTCGAAACTTCGCCCGACACCTCGAGCGCATCGGCGACTTTCGCGAACGGCTTGATCTCGATCGTCACGCTGATCTTCCCGGGCTTGCCGGTGTCGCGGACGAGCGCGACGAGCTGGTTGAGCTGCTCGGTTGCTTCCTCGACGAGCATGCCTCCGCGGATGTCGACGAGCGTCGACGTGTAGGACTTCATCATGGGGGCTCCTATGGGTCAGCCGTTGTCGGTAGCGGCGCGGGACTTCGCGTCGCGGAAAAGAGAAAGGACGCCGAGAAGTTCGGCGCCCTTTGAATACCGCGCGGACCGAGGCACGCCGCGCGGGGTGAGGCTCTGTTGCTCAGCGAGGCATTCGCTGCGGCTCGGCGTGGCCGCGAGCGGCACGCTTCCACCATTGGTCGTCTGCGCCGGGCTTGTGGGCGGTGTACACGCGGCCCAACTGGCCCTTGTCGCGCAGAAAACCCCATTCCTTCGTGCGTCGCGCGCGGTGCGCGAAGATCGTCCAGCACTCGTGCACGCCGAGGTCGCGCGGCAGGATCACGCGATGGAACGAGTCTCCGATCAGTGCGTTGAACCAGCGAACGATCTTCGTGCCGGCGCGAGTCTGCTCGTAGTACCAGCCGGAGAGGATCAGCGAGAGGGCCCACGGCCACGGGTGATCGTGCAGACCGCGATCGGGATCGCTGTCGACGAAGCGGTGCAGGTAGACGCGTACGCCGAAGAGCGTGAACAGGTAGTAGCGCTCGAGGTAGGGCCGGCCGGCGTCGCTGATGATTCGGCACGGCAGGCGGCCGCTGATGAAGAACAGAATGGTGCGCAGCATGTCAGCTCTCCAGCGCTTTCGGCAGCGTCGCGTCGAGGCGTCGAATCAACTTCACGATGTCCTCGGGGATGCGCATCGCGTGGCTGCCGTGCATTGCGGCGAACGCCGGCCGCAGAAGGTTGCGTTCGTCGTCGCTCAGCTCGGCGTGTTCGAGGCGCGCGAGCGCGCGCCAGAGCGGGTCTTGCGTGTCGGTCATTCGGGGTACTCCTGTTGAATGATGGCCACGACGCGATCGCATGTCGCGACATCGAACCATCCGATGTGACATTCCTCGTGGTTCTCGATCCCGAGCTGTCGAGCCAACCAGATATATGCGTCGGTGCGCGTCATGCCGCCGGACTGCCAGATCGGGTTGAAGGCCGCTTTCGCGCGCTTCCGCGCGTCACGAGTCGGCCCGTTGGCCAGCGTTCCGAGTGGAATCGCGGTGAAGGGGTGCAGGCCGACATATGCGCGGCAGGAGCGACAGAGGAACGCCCACGGCCACTCGCCATACTCGCGGCCGTAGATTGCCGAGTTGTTCACGATCTCGACGGGGGCGCCGTCGTACGGGCATATCGTCGGAGCCGGGAGCAGGTTCTTGACGCGGGCCGTCGCTCGGCGCGACGGGTTCCAAGGCGTTTTCTTGTTTGGGGCAGGCCGACTCATCCTGATCAATCCCACCGATCGATGACGTATTCCAGCGTTGCACCCTTTGCCGTCACGCGGACGCGGTGACCGTTACCGAAGCGGCTGCTTTTCTGCAGCATCAGGCCACACGCCGATGCCTCGTCAAAGCCGCCGATCGACGCGCGGCGCGAGTACGCCTCGATCACCGATCGCACGGCGTGCAGCTCCGACTTCAGGCATTCGGGAAAAAGGCAATTCCCGGAACGTTCGTTGCGATGATCCTTCGCGCCCTCGATGACGAGAAGCACCCCAGCGCCTTGATGAGCGTGTGGCGCATGCCATGACGATGGCTGCGCGCTGACTGCGGTCACCTTCGCCCACGTGCCCGGCGTGAGTCCCCACTGGGATGCTGGTGAACCGCCGTTGTACAGGTACCAGCTCACGGGATTGCGCTGATCGTCGCGATCCCATTGCAGGATGGGAGGCGCATCTGCATGCTGCGCAGTCAGATACGCGGCGAAGTTGGCCGAGCCCTTCGGCACATACGCTTCGATCCGTTCAGCTTCGGGCAGGACGGTGCGAGCGAATTTTTCCCATGTCATCGGGACGCCTGAAGCGATCATGGGCGAACTGGCCGGCCTCGCACACTTCGGCTGGAGGTGGCCGAACACGCCGCCATTCGACGGGACGTGAGCCGCATCACTCGGCTTCCACAGCGTTTGTAGCTCGTCGACCCGTGCAAAGCGCCGCTCGAGCGAAGGAGCGATACCCATCTGTTCGACGATCTTCTCGGCCTGCTGAATCGTTCCCGCACTCGGCGCAGCCTGCGGACGCTGGTACAGGAGTGGATGCATCTTCGCGGCGAACTTCGCCTTCACGTCGTCGAAGGACAGCCCTGCTGCGATGTCTTCGAGCAGCGTGCCGATCATTGATGAGCGCGGATGTGCGAACCCTGCGGGCGCAGTAGCGACTGCGCGCCAAAGCAGATTTTCTTTCAGGCGAACATTCTTCGCCGCGTCGCGTGTGACGATCACGTCGCGCAGCCATTCTGCCGCGCCAAGGCACTTTTCGGACCGGTAGAGCGAATCGGTCCTGAGCAGCGTTACAGCGGTTTCGACGGTAGCGAGCGTGAACTCCTGCAATGCCGTCAGCATCGTGCGGTAGTCCTCGCGCGTCTCGGCGATCGCCTGAAACGCGGTCTGTACGCGGCTCGCATGGATCAGGTGAGGGCCGGGCGTCACACAGAAGTGCGTCCATTCTCCGGTGCGAGGTTGGCCCCAGATGCTTTCGGACGTATAGAAGACGCCAGTGACGCGTGCACGCTCGACCGACGCGCGCATCTGAGCGACCGCCGTGGCGTAGTATGGCTGCTCGACAGCGGACGCCGTTTCCTGCGTCCAGATCGGAGACGCCACCGAACCATCTTCGCTGATGGTCACGAGGCCACCAAAGCGCTCGACAAACCGGCGGCACGCGTTACAGGTATGGTGTTGACGAATGCCGGGCGACGGCGAAAGGGCGTTCAGGTAGACGTCGAACAGCCCTTCGACGTCCGTTGTATAGAGGCGCGTCTGCGGATTACTGGTGTGTGATGCGAAAGCGCTTTGAACGGCTGCGAGGAGAGTGTCGTACTGCTGGTCGCGCTGTACGTCGGTCGCATGGGTAGTCGTCAGATCCATACTGTGTTCCTTGGAGAAATTGGGCGCTATACGAGCCGCCCGAATGCGCCGCGCAATCCGGGGCACGGAAGGCGCGCGGCGGTGCTGCTATCGGGGCATCCACTGCGTGCCACGCACGATGCGGCCGACCGGTTCGAGCACGAGCACTTCGGCTTCCCTCTCGCTGCGTACGAGCGCGCGGCCGCGCTTCTGCGCTTTTTCGAGCGAGTCGTGACGCTGCGGCTTGCAGCTGCGGCCGACCGTGACGAACAGCGGGGTGCGCGCGCCGACCGGGCCGAGCGTCAGTTCGTCGATGCGCGCTTCGAGCGCCGCGGCGTTCGTGCGCCAGGTGTCGGCCTTCTGCAGCGCGGCGTCGCGCTCGGCAGTGAGACGCTCATTGTCGGCGCGCAGGTCTGCGATGAGTTGTTCGACGAGCTCCGCGGCGTCGAGGATTCGGGCGTTCGGGTCCACCGACTTCTCGACGAGGCCGATCGATACCAGCGCCGGCGCCGCATCCGCCATTGGCGCATCGCCGGCGAGCGCGGCGGGTCGCCCCGTTGCCGCGAGCCAGTACACGTACTCGTTGCCGCCGCCCGTGCGCTTCATGCGCTCGACCAGCCCATCGCTGAGCATGCGGTTCAGCTCCTTCGTCACGTCGAGCAGCGGAAGCCCAGTTCCGGTCGCTATGTTCTTCGCCGTGGCTTCCGACGTCTCGGTGAGATACCGCTGGATGTCTTCTCTCACGCTGCCTCCCGTACGGTGCGCGGCGCGACGGCCGCGACCTGGCCGTCCTCGACCCAGAATGCCTCGATGCTTTCCGGCAAGCCGGTCGGCGCCGCCTTCAGGCTCATGAACACGAGCGCCGTGTCGATCTGCTGGCTGTACGCGAGGTCGTCGAGCCAGTAGAGCAGCCGGTCGCGCTCCGGACCGACCAGGACATCGGCACGGTCGAGCACGAGCAGCTTCAGGCCAGAGAAATGGCTGATCGCCGCGGCGATTTGCGCGTCGACGCGCCAGCGTTCCGATTCGGAGAGCAGGGCATACGCGCGGCCATCGGCGAGAACTTCCATCTCCGGCGTGATCGTCACGTCGGCCCATTCGGACATCTCGGCAAGGTCGGTCAGGCGCTCGTTCATCGGCGTGAGCGCTTCGCTGAGCAGGTCGGCCGGGATGCCGTTCGGCGCGAGCGCGTCGGCGATCGCCTCGTACGCCGCGACGTCTTCATGAAGCGCCGCAGCCTGCGGTGCCAGATCAGCGGCGCCGGCGGCGCGCCGTTCGATTTCGCGAAGCGTCGCGATGTCGGTGTCGAGCTGCTTGCGACGGCGCTGAAGGTCGGCCAGTTCCGAGCGCGCGGCGTCGCCGCTCTCGCGGGCGGCGGCCGCGCCGCTGTCCGCCGCGTCGTCTTCGAGCGCCCGCAGTTGCGTCGCGGCCGCGTCCGCCGCTTCGACGTCGCGTTTGCGGTTCGCGGCTGCGTTTTGCAGCGTCTTCAGGCCCTGCTCGTACTCGGGCAGCTTCGCGGCAGCTTCGTCGTCGCGCGTGCCGGTTGCGGCCGCCGCCGACAGAGCGCCGTTGAGGTAGCGCAGGAGAGCGCCGCACTCGGGGCACGAGCATTCGGTACCGGCGGATGCCGCGCCGGCGCGGATACGAAGCGCTTCGACCTTCGGCAGAAATTCGGCTACCTGCTCGTCGGCCAGCTGCGCGAGCTCTACCGCCTTCGCGTAACCGGCGGCGCGGGTGCGCAGGTCGGCGATTTTCGACGCGCGCGCACGCGCTGCGGTGTCTGCCGCGTCGGCTGCGCCGATCTGCTGCTGCAGTTCGCCGATCCGGTCGTCGAGCGCCGCGCGTTCGCCCGTGAGCTTCCGCAATGCTGCATCGTCGAACTCGACTGCCGCTGGGCGCCACGTGGCCGCCTTTTGGCTGCCGTAGGTCTCGCCGGTCGCGTTGCGCCACGACTGCTTCGCGCCGCGCGCCCGGTCGGCCGCTTCCTTCTGCGCCGCTTCAAAGCCGGCGCGCAACATCGGCGTGATGGCTGCGAGCCGGGCGGCGGCCGGTGCCGGCACCGCATCGGCGTGGAACCCGAGTTTGTCGAGCAGCCGGGCGCGCATTTCGTCGACGCCGATCTTCACGCCCATCAGGTCGTACAGGAACGCGCGGCGCTCGGCCGCGCCGAGGTGCGCGAATCGCTGCGCGTCGAGCACCAGCGGAAGGCGCGGATCGTCAGCGAGCTCCCGCTTCAGCTTGCCGGACGGCAGCATGACGCTGTTCGCCTGCTCGCCGCACGCGACCACGATCTGGCCGGCGTCCGAGCCCTCGGTGACGAGCGAGCCGTATTCCTTCTTCAGCGCGACGCGCACGGTGTCGCTGGTGAGCGCCATGCGCACGGCTTCCTGCAGGCTGCTCTTGCCGGCACCGTTCGGGCCGGCGAAGAGGGCGACGGGCTTCGACAACCGCAGGTCTGCGGCGTGGATCCCGAGCACTTTCGAGACGTAGATGTCGGTGATCTTCATGACAGGTACCGGTTAGTCGGCGCTGATCGGGCCGCGCGCACGACGCGCGGCGCCGGCGCGCGGTTGTTGTTGTGCCTGTTCGGCCGCCGCGGTGATGGCGCGCATGCGCGCTGATGCCGCCGCGTTCAGATCCGCCTTCGCGGCCTCATCCGGCACGCCGGCGATCGCGCTGCGCGCGAGGTCGAGATCCTCGGCGGTTGCCGCCGATTCAATGTCCTCGCGGATGCCACGCACCAGGCCGTCGACGTCGAATTCGAAGCCGCTTTGGCCGCGATGCTCGGGGGATTCGCCTTGGTCGTCGGCCGGCTCCGCGTGAGCCGCTGCCGCCGGCGCGCTTTCCGCGCGCTGCTCGGTCGCGGCGGGCGCTTCCGCCTGCGGCGCCGCTGCGCCGCGCGGTACTTCGTCGGCAGGCTGCGCGCGGCCGGCGCGCAGCTCGTCGAGCGTTGCGCGATTCACCGAGTAGCTGCCGTCGTCGTGTACGTCGACGATGTCAGCGGCTTCCTCGACGGTGGTGAGGCCCATCAGCAGCTCGGGCGCGTACAGCTTCCCGAAGAACGACGCGCTGCGGTACCGGAGCATCACTTCGGGCATCGTCTGCCACTTGCTGCCGTTCTTCGTGTACCAGCCTTCCTTCACGGCGAGCTCGATCGACACCGGCGGCGATTCGAGACGCGTGTCGGTGCCGCGTTCCAGCGCCCACGCGATGCACTCGATGTCCTCGATCTCGACGTCCTGCCGCTTCTCGGTGCGCGTGCGGTTGCCGCTCGGGCCGCTCCATTCGAACGTCACGTACGGCACCGTCTTGCGCCCGAGCTTGCGGATGTCGAATCGCAGCGGGGAGAAACGGCCGCAACCGTTCACGGCGGCGATGATCCACTGCGACGACCACGACGGCCGGCCCTCGACGATGTACAGGTTCTGCATCACCATCAGCGGGTCTGCGCCCATGCGCTGCGCCATGTTCAGCGCGACGACAGCGTTCGCGAGTGCATTCGGATTCTCGCGCGATTCGGTGACCTCGCCGTAGCGGTTCGTTTTCTCGATTACCTTGCGATACGCGGCGGGCACGAGCGTTGACGAGGCCAGCAGGTTCGCGGCGCGCTGCATCAGCTCGAACGATTGCAAGGAGCCGAAGCCCGGAGCGACGGCGGGGAGGTTGGCTTCGCGAGGCAGCGGCGAGCGGACGGATTCCAGAGTGGTAGGCGTGGACATAATGGTCTCGTAGATCAGTCGTGGAATTGACAGGTGCCGTAGCGCGGGCAGTACTTCCGATCGCACAGCAGGGATTTCGGGTTGGGGTAGAAGCGGCCGGAGCGGAACATGTCTGCGGCGAACTGGATCAGCCCCGGTGTTTCCTCGGTACCGACCATCACGCGCTTCGCGTTCGCGATCGGCGCCGTCGCGACCTCCGGCGTGCCCTTCGTTTTCAGGCCGATGATCTCGGCAGTGTCGCCGATCTGGTCGCCGGTCGTGTGCTCATAGAGCAGCTCGTACGTGCCGACTTGCGGCCCGTGTCCCTTCGTGACGGCCGCGCCTTTTTGCACGGCCGACGACCCGCTTTTCAGGTCAGCGATGCCGACACCGGTCGCCGAGCGGCGCACGCGCGCGCGGTCCATCGTGCCGGTGAGTCGCACGATGATGCCGCCGCCGCAGTCGATGTCGAGCGGCCTCGTCTCCATCTCTACTGCGACGTATTCGTAGCGGGGCGCGACCTCGAGGCAGTACTTCGTCGTCAACGACAGGCCGATGCGCTCGGCGTCCGACATGCTCAGGTCGTCGCGATCCGGGTCGAATTCGTTCTCCGGGTCGTGCAGCTTGTCGACGAAAGCGCCGGCGGCGTCGTCGACCGTGAGACCCGACCCGTCGAGGCGTGCTTGGTCGAACACGGCGGTGCCGGCGTGGATCGCGGTGCCGAGCGCGGCGCGCAGGCCGACTACGTTGCGCATGTTCAGGAGGTGGATACCCTCCCACCGGTAGGCGCAGTCGAAAAGCGCGCCCCAGCTGGACGCGCGAACGGTATAGACGGATGGGCTCACAGGATTCCCCAGTGCTTGGTGAGGCTGTCGACCGCGACAGCGAGAAGGGCGACCGCGGCGAGGATCGCCACGACGAGAGCGCGCGCGGCGCGCGGGTGCCGGCGCTCAAAGAGCGCCGCGTGATCGGTGAAGCGGCTCATGCGGGCCTCGTGACGAAGGCGGCGACGGACGTCCCGTCTGCGTTGAGTCGGGCGAGCACGAGCGTGCATGCCGCGGCGATCGCGACTGCGACGAGGTAACCGGCTATGGGATTCCATTCGAAGAGCCGGTCGAGCAGGGCGCCGAGATAGTCGAACGGCGTGTTCATCCGAGACTCCGCAGGTAGGGGCCCGCGAGGTCCGCGGTGAACCAGAGCGCGCCGATCGCCACGCCGTATGCGATCGCCCATAGCGACCCTTCGAGCACGTAGCGCAGGGGCGATACAGGCGATCGTTTGTATTCGCGCAATACAGGCGATAGGCTGTTGACAGTGGTGCGCATCATGCCTCCTTAGGCTCGTCGAGCATCCAGTCGATCCACGCGGCGCGGTCGATCCGCCGTTGCGCGAACGATCGACCGCCGCATCCGTTGGCCGCTTGCCATTCTTCAAACGTGCTCCATGGGTGGAGTTGATCGCGGATGTACGCCCGCAACTGGTCGCACACCGGCCCCAGATGCGGAAAGAGTGCGCCGACGTCGTGCAGTGCGAAGCAGATGTACCGGCTTCCACCTGTGGCGATCCGTTCGCGTGCGAGCTTCAGGGCTGCGCGCTTCTCGGGAGTGAGTGCCATCACACGCCTCCATTGATCGTGAAATGCCGCACCGGCTCCGGCGCCTTCTTCCGGCCGGCCTTGATCAGCGCCGCGTCGATGGTCAGACGTTCGCCAGATGTGAAGATCGGCTTGCCGGCTTTGCGTGCGGCGTCATCCTTCGCGGCAACCAGCTCGAGTGCGTCAACCATGTCGGGAGCTGCATGGATTACCTTTGCGTTCGCGACGCATTCCTGCTGCATCTCGCGCTTATCAGCTCCGCGCAACATCGAATGCGCGTCGCCGACGCGCGCGATGACATGCCCGTTCATCTCGGCGGTGATCGTCAGGTGGTCGCGCAACCAGCGTCCCGGCGTGTGCTTGATCTCGTTCATGTGGTCCCTCGGTGTGGTGTGATTGCCCGCAGTAGCGGGCGCGGACGCTTAGCCCGACCAGACCAGATAGAAGTGCTGTCGGTCCGGCTGAGCGATCACGTATTCGATCGTCTCGCGCACGATGCGCAGTGCCGTGAGGTGCCAGTCGGGCTTGCCGTCGGTTTCCTTCTCGTAGACGACGTACATACCCATGGTGTTGATGACGCTTCGGCCGGGCATGAAGCCGACAGCCTTGATGCCGTCCAGGTAGAACTCGCCTTCGCGACACCCATACGAGCGAAAGCTGTCCGGCCGCTGCCGCGCGAGATGCTCGCCGAATATTTCGAGCGCGCGCGCTTCATCGCGCACCTCTTCGAAGCCATCGACGAACATGACGCTGTACTTGCCGAGCGGGCCCGCGAGGAACGCTTCGTACTTGTCGATCGCATCGTTGCAACGGGCGAGCGCGGCATTCCAGTCGGGCTTGAATTCGTATTCTTCGTTCGGCTCGAAGATGTCGTGCAGCGTCGGCAGACCGCGCTTGCGCAACACGTTTTCGATCCCGCTGGCGTTGTAGCTGCTGCGGAAGTAGCCGATCTTGAACATGTGCTCGGGGTCGATCAGCGAGTTTTGCCTGTCGAACTCGGTGATCGACGCGTGCAGCTCGTACCTTCCCGTGCAACCGTACTTCTTCGCGATTTCCGCGCTACTGGTGCGGATCTCGTCGCGTTGCTCTTCGGTTGCCTTCTCGTATCCGCCGGCGGCTTTCCACAACGCTTCGACTTCTGCTTGGTATGCCACCTGCGCAGCCTTTGCTGCTGCAAGGTCCGGGCACTTCCTCAAGTAAATGTCCAATCCCACGGCTTTCTCCTGTAAATGGGAAGGTTGTTCAACGGATCAGCCGTCGATCGCTCGGCGGTGAATGTGATCGCTGCAGTGGCTGAAACCTTCGTTGCCCGCCCCGAACTTCTGTCCGCACGATGAGCAGTAGACGTTCGCGAATCGCGGCGCGGCGGCGGCGATGTCGGCTTCGGCGATACGCCGCTTGATCTCGGCGTCGAGGGTTGCCTTGCAGACATTCCAGACCTCGTACACGTCCTCGATTCGCCCACGGCGAAGCGCGGCGTCGAGCACGGCGATCTGCTCGGTCGAGAACGGCAGCACGTCGAAGGTGACGCGCTCGGCGATCGCTTCGTTGCGCTCGTCGCGGGCCAGCGCTGCGTCGTCCACCGCGGCCTGCAGCTGGTCGGCGTGCTGATCGACCCGCGCGGGCAGGGCGCGCACGTTGTGGTGGTGGATTCGAGGAATGTGCATGGCATCCTCCGCATGAAAGTAGGAGTGCTAATCGAATAGAAGTCTTGAGCAGCGAAACTGCATCTGCATGCAGTGCTCACCGGCGACGCCTCCAGAGATAGAACCGCCGCCGGTCAGAACTGCAATGTGCGAGACAGCTTCATGGAGCCGGGCCGGCACTGAACTCCGGCACAGAGCGGCGCGCATGTTTTCATGGCAGCCGGCAATCCGGCCTAGGATGTCTGTCCGCTCGGTTGCTTCCACTCGCCGCGCATCAGCCTGCGCATTCCGGCTCCGCGAAGCTGCATCACTCGCGCGCCCGGCTACTCCCGGCCGTGCCGGCTCCGGGCCGCGCGAGGTTTGTGCCGATTACGACGCCATCGGTCACGTGTTGCTGGCTGTCTTGTGTCAGGTCCGTTCAAGCAGCAAGCGGTAGCCAAACTTCAGCCCAGCGCGCCGCGCCTGTCCTGACTCACGACGCAGATCGCGCCGGCCGGTTGCTCCGCGTGTGCGGTCCCGGCATACCTTCGGTTGTTAGAGAGCGTTCCGCCCTGGGGCGGTGGCGCGGCGACGGTGCCGCGTTGGAAGTCATTAAACCAGATGGTGTATGCCACGTCAACACCATTTGGTTTATGGTGCGTCGGAAATTTGTAACAGCCGGGTCAGGCCCGCGATTATTAAGCGTCTGCTGACGGCAGTTGAAAGACTTCCGAGACTGCGGCTACACTACTGTATATTCATACAGTAACAGTGCGTAACGAGAGGACGGGGGCGGCCAGTGGCAAAAGATTCGAAGACGCGCCTGCGGTGCAGGCCCGGAGACTTGGCGAGGGTGGTGACGAGCACGAACCCCGCGCTGATCGGCACGATCGTGACGATTCAGCGGTTGCGCTCAGACGGTCGATGGGATGTGTTGCTGGAGAATGAGGCGTTCGGTTTCACGGCGCGCGCGAAGCGGCCGGTCATAACGCGCGAATTTTCGTTCTGGGATGCGTCGCTCGAGCCGCTACCTGATGTCGTGCGGCGAATCAGTCGCCAAACGGCCTGTCTTCATCCTGAGCAGGCGCGGGGCGCGGAGCTGACTGGGATAGCAGCCCGCTGATGAATGCCTCGACCTTGGCGCGGCCGATTTCGTCGAGGCGCTCCCATCCGGCCGGCGCCGATATCTGCTGAACCCGAGGGCGCGGTGCGAGGAGATCGATCACTTCGCCGCCGGTGCTTTCGCGCCAAGCACGCTCGAATTCGAGTGCGACCTTCTCGCCGAAGGACTTCGATCGCGCCATATCGTTGATTTGCTGCGGAACCCTTTTCACCCGTCGCGCCACTACAGCCTGCCCGTGCAATTCGATCAAGCGGCCGAGCGCCTGGCGACGCAATTCGGTGACTTCGCTATGGGTCAGTAGATCATCTTTCATAGGCCAAATTAGACCACCGTAAACCAAATGGTGAAATAAACCAGAAGGTGTTGATCGCCATAAACCATACGGTGTATGATGGCCGCATGGACAAGCTCAAATCCTTTTTCGCAGGCATCCCACGCGCCGACCGCGAGCTCTTCGCTGAACGGTGCGGGACGAGTGCCGCCTACCTGAGAAACGTCATCTACGGACAGCGCAAGGCCGGCGACAAGCTCTGCGTCGCCATCGAGCGCGAGTCGGGCGGCCACGTGACTCGTCGCGACCTGCGGCCCGACGACTGGCATCTGATCTGGCCTGAGCTGGCCAAGCCGGCGCGGGAGGGAGCGTGAAGAAGGTCCGCACATTCTGCGCTGTCCGGCTGGGGCGAAAGCCGTCGAGCGTCCGCGGTCCCACGATCAGGCGGAGCGGCACGTATGAGGTGCCGCTCGGCCGCACTGTTATCGAAATCCGTGGCCCCGGAGGTAGTGGCGCGGGTGCAGTCAGTTCGGTGACCGGCGTTGGTTGTTTCGGTGATCGACTGATTCTTGAAGGCCGCGCTGGAGGGCATTCACTGTTTCGAACGGTAAGGAATAGCCGATCCACCCATGCCCGGGATGACGAATGAGCAGCGCAAACCGATCGTTCATTTCGTCGTACGCCCATCGCATCGGCGGATCGTCGGCCACGTTTTGCATGTTCGCCATCGGTGGCGCCTCGAGCGGAATAGCAGGAAGCATTTCTGCGCGAACTCTGGCCAGGTCGGCGATGAAGTCCGAAATGTTTTCCGACGTGTATGTGCAGCCCTCCGGGGACGTGACGACGTTGACCCGATGAGTCTTGTCGTCGAGTTCGTAGAGGCGCAGTTCGAGTTGTTGTGACATGCGAACCCCGTTGTGAATGGATTGAGGAAGGGAAGAGCCTTGATTCTCGCATAGCGGCAGTTCGCATCTTTCGCAGTTGGCCGGGTGTTGTCCTGGCCTTTATTTCGAGCCTGGCCCAACCGGGTAAGCAAGTGGGTAATCAACTGGGTAACGATTGATTTTTCGTATGAACCAGACCGAATTCAGGATGTTCGCGCCGTGGGTACAGGCTGCGACGTTGCCGGAGGCAGAGATTGAGGCAATGACGTTCGAGGACTGCCTCGCTCGCGCACTCGAGCTCGGCCTTCGCCGCTTCGACCGAAAAACGCTCGCGCGCAACTGCGACATCCACTATCCGCACTTCGCGGACCTCGTCGCCGGCCGCCGGCCGTTCCCCGCCACGAAGCTCCACCTGTTCTGCATGTTCACGGGCTGCGACTATCCGCGGCAATGGCTCGCCGTGCAGGAGCGCAAGGCGGTCGAGGAGTATCGCCGACTCAGCCAACGAGCGATCGGTGAGTTCGTCCAACAGGCCTTTGGTCAGCGGCAGGCGGCGGCATGACCATGATCCTCAGCGACCGCGACATCGGCAAGCTGTTCGTCCGCAAGCTCGGTCGCCCCATGACGTACCTCGGCGTCGTCGAGGAAAAGCACCTGTTCATCTTCCGCGATCCTCCGCAGGACTACCTCGCGTTCCGTCCGGACCAACTCTGGATGCTGGAGCGCGTGCGGCCGGAGGCGGCCCCGATCGACAACACGAAGGAGGGCGGCTCGTGCTGACCTCATTGCAGTGCATCAGCTTGCTGGGCAGCGCAACGGCAATGCGTACATGGCGCCTAGTCGACCTGTGCACCTCTGCCGGCGTGGATGGCGCGGGATGCGTCGCCGCACGTCTTTGCTGCACGTGCCAGCATGCCAATCGCGTCGGAGATAAGGCTGCTGGCGGCAGTCATGGCGCTTTTCCTCGAAGCGGGACTCCATCTGTTGTTTTCGGCTTCTGCGTCGATGAAGGTCAACGCCACATGCAGTCGATCTTGTGCAGCAGCAATATTGTCGGCACAGAAATGGGGGAGTGGGATAAGTGCCCGAACTTGATCGAGCGTGCAAATTTCGAGAGTCCGGAGGTCGTAGCCGAGCGTTTCCAAATCTACGCGGGCAATTTGTTTGCTCACGGCAACATCGATTGTCCCCTTCAGCGCAACGAGCCGAGCGATAGCCACTGTGAGGCGGTTTGTGATTCCGGAAGCTGTTACTCGCGCCATTGCGGCCTCATCCCGTACACGCCGACGCTGGTCGGTGAAGCTGACATAAAGGGCGACGGCCACCGCGCCACATGTGCCGATCGTAGTAGCAACGTCCCAGAAGTCCTTTTGGGACCCGGACGACTGCGCGACGATTGTCCACACGCGAGCCAAAGCGACGAACGCTATTCCGAGGAGCAGCCAAACCGCGGCCAGATGAGTGATTTGCCACGCGCGTTTCACGATTCCCCCGTTAGTGATTTTGGGGCGATCGTAGCATGGCCGTCGGAGGCAGCATGAACCTCGTAATCGTCCCAATCTCGCTCGAGGAGGCGAACGCGTTCGTCGCCGAGCACCACCGGCATCATGCACCCGTGGTCGGCCACAAGTTCAGCATCGCGGTCGCCGACGACATGCTGATGGGCCGAGACGACTGCATGGGTGTCTGCGGGGTTGCGATCGTCGGCCGCCCTGTCGCGCGCGGCAATGACGACGGCTGGACACTCGAGGTCACGCGCTGTTGCACCGACGGCACGCGCAACGCGTGTTCGGCGCTGTATGGCGCGGCATGGCGCGCGGCGCGCGCGCTCGGTTACGCGCGGCTCATCACCTACACACTGCCGGCCGAGGGCGGCGCCAGTTTGCGCGGCGCCGGTTGGCGCCTCGTTGGCGCGCGCGGCGGCGGCAACTGGAACACGCCCGCGCGGCCGCGCGTCGACACGGCGGCGCAACTGCGCGGGCAGAAGCTGCTTTGGGAGGCTTCGTGACCGATCGCCAGACCCTTCACGTTGTCTCGCTGTCGGGCGGCAAGGACAGCACCGCGACGCTGCTCGTCGCGCTCGAGCTGCACGGTCGTGAAAGCGTTCGCGCAGTGTTCGCCGACACCGGCAACGAGCACGAGTCGACGTACGAATACGCGCTTGAATACCTGCCGCGCGTGCTCGACATCACCGTCGACGTGGTGCGCGCCGACTTCACCGACGAATTTGCGACGAAGCGCGCGAATCTCGCTCGGATCGCTGCGGGCGAGCCTGAATCCGCAGTCTACGGAAAGCGGCAATTCAATTACGCGTGGACCGCCGAGGCAGCTGCGCGCGCGCTCGAACTTCTGCATCCGACCGGCAACCCGTATCTCGACGTGTGCATGCTGAAGGGGGGATTCCCATCGAGGAAGCGCCAGTACTGCACCGAGTACCTGAAACGCAACCCGATCACCGAGTACCAGCTCGAGCTCATTGACCGCGGGTTTGCCGTCGAGTCATGGCAGGGCGTGCGGGCCGACGAGAGCGAGGCGCGCAGGTGGTTACCGTCGTACGAGGATCGGGGCGGCTACTACGCTGTCTATCGGCCGATCCTGCGCTGGAACGTGGATGACGTTTTCGAAGCGCACACGCTCGCCGGCATCAGGCCGAACCCGCTCTATCGCCAGGGGATGTCGCGCGTCGGGTGCATGCCATGCATCAATTCGTCGAAGGCTGAGCTGCGCGAAATTGCACGCAGGTTTCCGGAGCACATCGAGCGGATCGCCGAATGGGAACGTCTCGTTACGACAGTCTGCCGGCCGCGCTCGCCGGCGACCTTCATGCACCTAAGCGGCCGCGGCGGCCATACCGGCGCCGCGTCGCATATCTGGCAGGTAGTCGAGTGGGCCAAGACCACGCGCGGCGGCCGGCAGTACGACCTTCTCGCGGACGCCGAGCCGGCGACCGCCTGCGCCTCGGCGTATGGACTTTGCGAATGAACGACCTCCCGAATCCTCTCACCCCAGCGGATTGCGATCTGCGTGACTTCCCGTTCATGCCGCTCGACGTCGTGCGCCTGCGTGACAGCGACATCGCGGCGCTGTCGACTGCCGACGAGTTCCGCGCGGCGGTGCTGCTCTGGTGTGCAGCGTGGCACCAGATGCCGGCCGCGTCGCTTCCCGATGACGATCGAGTGCTCGCACAACTGGCCGGCTACGGCCGCGTTGTCGCCGAATGGCGAAAGGTGCGCGCGGGTGCACTGCGTGGTTGGGTGAAGTGCTCCGACGGACGCCTGTATCACCCCGTCGTCGCCGAGAAGGCGCGCGACGCGTGGTCCGCGAAGCACGAGCAGCGCTACAAGACCGAGTGCGCGCGCATCAAGAAGCACAACCAGCGCCACGGGACCGACATCGAATTCCCGACTTTCGAGGAATTTTTGTCCCCGGACTATCGCAATCCAGTCCCGAGGGACAAACGCAAATTGTCCCCAGGGACAAACGACAAACGTCCCTCGGGACAAACACATGGTGTCCCCCCGACTGTCCCTCGGGAAACAGCATCCAAGGGACAGGGAGAGGGAGAAGTAAACCTAAAGACAAGCGGCGGCGGCATAGCACAGGCAGTAGCGGGCGACCCGCCGAACGCCGCCGCCGCGTTCGTCGAAATCCTGCGCTCGAGCGGCGTCGGCTTCACCGCGAACGACGAGCGGGTGCACGGCTGGCCGACGCGTGGCGCCACGCCCGACGACCTGCGAACCGCCATCGCGACGGGCCGAAAGCGCCGTGAGCGAGAGGGCAGCGGGCAACCGCTCAACGTCGGCCTGCTCGACCTGATCCTCGGCGACCTGCTGTCCGCGCGCACCGCGAAGCCCGCGACGGGGATACGCACCGTCGCCGACTGGTGGCGCTCGTGGACCGGCATCGTCGAACACGGGCGAACGCTCGGCATCGAGCAGGGGACCGACGAGCAGCCGTTCGATTTCAAGCTGCGCGTGTTCAACGCGGCCGGCGACGGCCCGTGGTGGGATGACCACAACCGCGCATTCCGCAACACTGCCGGCCCGGTCGCGGTCGGCGCGCTTCTGGGGGAAGGGCGATGAACTGCAAAGTCGGCGACATGGCCGTGATCACGCGGGGCAAAGCCCGCGACCGCATCGTCGAGGTGAAGGCGCCGTACGGCGACTACCTGCACTTCGGCTTCTGCTGGTACGTCGAAGCGCCCGCTCCGATCCCAGCGACGGACGTTGTCACGTTTCGGCCGTGCGAGCTTAAGACCGGATGGATTCCGGACGCGTGGCTGCGCCCGGTCAGCGGCGTGCCGGTGGCCGATGACGTGACGGACGAGGTGACGGCATGACGCACGACCTGCTGATCGCCGCGCCGGTCATCGCACGCCGCGTCGTCTTCGTCGTACCCGGCAAGCCGGTCGCGAAAGGGCGGCCGCGCTTCGTACGGCGCGGGCCGCACGTCCGCACGTACACCCCCGAGCCGACGGAGCGCTACGAGAACCTCGTGAAGATGGCCGCCCGCGAGGCCATGCGCGACGACGAGCCGTACTCCGGCCCGGTGCGCCTGATCGTCGACATCGGCGTGCCGATTCCGGCCAGCTGGTCGCAGCGGCGTCAACGCGAGGCCGCGGCGGGCGCGATAGGCGCCACGAAGAAGCCGGACGCGGACAACGTTGTCAAGGCGTTGAAGGACGGCATGAACGGCGTGGTCTACGGAGACGACGGGCAAGTCGTCGACCTCTGGGTATCGAAGCGCTACGCGACCACGCCGGGCGTGCGCATCGAAGCAATTGAACTGAACCTGCAGCGAGCATAGGGAGGGCCCTTTGAAAACGAAACCCACGAAAATCACCCTCGACACGGTGCTGTCGGTCATGAAGCCGGGCCGGCGCTACACGGCGCACGATCTCGCGCGCAGCGCAGGTGTGCCGCTGTCGACCGTGCGGCATTTGCTGGCAAGCGACCGCGCGATGACGCGCGTCGACATCAAGCGCGGAGAGCGGCGCGGCCAGATGTTCTCGCTCGCCGGCACGTGCGCAGGCAGCGGCCACGTCGACACGCGCATCCGCACGGACTTCACGAGCCACCTCACCGGGTACGGCGGTTGGCTCAGCAGCGTGCAGGCGCTCGCCATGACGACGCGAGGTGCGCGATGAGCGGCTTCGAGAGCATCGAAGAGCGGCTCGACAACTGGGGGGCGACGGTGCGCTCGCCGCGGTTCAAGCCGGAGGTCTGCGCGCAGTGGGCGCGGCTGCACGTCGCGCTGCGCGACAAGGCGCTCGCCGAAATGCCGATCCCGCCCGAGCAGAAGGACGGCTGGCTCGTTGAGGCGGCATGGTCGGCGATGCCGAACCACGTGGCGAAGTGGGTGCTGAAGTACACGTACGTCTGGCGCATGGCGCCCGACCAGGTGCAGACGCGGATGCGGAAGGCGCACGGTGCGGTGCTGCGCGGCCGGCGCTTCGAGCTCGTGCTCGCCGACGCGCACCGCGCGATCTCGCAGAGCATCGTGAAGCTGACCGCAGACTCGGTCATCAGAAAAATTGCGTCGACCGGTTGTAAACCGCCGGAATCTGTTCTATGATCCTCGGCAGATTACCGATTCCGCCTTGCGCGTGAGCTTTTGCTTCCCGGTTGGGAGGCAGACGCGCGAGGATACGAAGCCCCGTAGGCGAAAGCCACGGGGCTTTTTGCATTGGAGTGCCGCCATGGGTTTCCGCATCCTCGAATCTCGCATGTACCGCGATCCGATGCTCGTGCTGGAGGCTAAGCAGGAGGCCGAGCAGCGCGAGCGGCAGCGGCAGGCGCGCAGGAAGGAGCCGAGCCCTGCGCGCCGCGCGGCCGAGGCGCTGTTCGATCTGCCGCCGCGACTGGAAAGCGCGGCATGACCCGAGTGCAAAAGGCGGAGCCCGCCAGCAATCGGCCCATGCCGCCCGACGCGCTCTTCGACGGCTCGAACTGGTTCCGCTACCTCGCGCCGGCCGACGGCGTCAACGACTGGGTGCACCACACGTTCCTGCGCGACGGCGCGCCGCTGCACAACGAAGACCACGCGCACCTGATCGACGCCGATGTCGCCTATCTCTGGGCGGCCGCCGAGAACGTCCGCCAGATGCGCCGCGTCGTCGGTCAGTGCGAAGAAGTGACGATCCGCGCCGGCGGCTGGCAGCGCGCCCGGCAGGAGCAGCAGCTCTGCGAGTGGTTCGGCCGCGTGCCGGCGTTCCTGATCACGCTCGACGCGCACTACGCGCGCGAGTGCAGCGATCTGGAATGGTGCGCGCTGGTCGAGCACGAGCTGTATCACATCGGCCAGCGCACCGACGAGTTCGGCGCGCCGGCTTTCTCGAAGGACGGCATGCCGAAGCTCGGCATCCGCGGGCACGACGTCGAGGAATTCGTCGGCATCGTCAGGCGCTACGGCGTCGGTGGCGGTGCCGGCGACACCGCGAAGCTGGTCGACGCCGCCCGCCACGCGCCAGAGGTCGGCCACGCCGACATCGCGCGCGCCTGCGGCACCTGCATCCTGCGGGCCGCGTAACCGAACGTTTTCCCGCTATGGCAGCACTTCCCGACGCGATCAAGGTGTACATCGTCCAGTCGCTCGCATGCTTCGACACGATCTCGCGGGTCGCGAAGGCCGTGCGCGAGGAATTTGGCGTCGAAGTGTCGCCGCAGCAGTGCGAGCGCTACGACCCGACGAAGCGCGCCGGCTCGACGCTGAGCAAGAAGTACCGGGAGATCTTCGAGCGCACGCGCGAGGAATTCCTGAAGGACACGTCGCGCATCGGCGTGTCGCATCGAGCCGTGCGCTTGCGTGCGCTGGATCGCGCCGTCGCAGTCGCCGAGCAGCGCGGTAACTTGCCGCTGATGGCCCAACTGCTGGAGCAGGCTGCGAAGGAGGCGGGCGACGCGTTCACGAACCGGCGTCAGCTCGAGCATACAGGGAGGGACGGCGGCCCAATCGAGAACAGGACGGTCGTCGTCGATGAACAGCAGGTTGCAGCCGCCGTCGCCAAACTCGAAGACGAGTATTGACCCTGCCATCGAGCGGGCCGTCCTGAAGGCGAAGTGCGAGCGCGACCACCTGTTCTTTAGCCGGTACTTCTTCAAGCATCGTCAGTCCATCAAGTTCCGCGTGAACTGGCACCACGTGCTGATCGCCGACGCGGTCCAACGCGTGATCGACGGCAAGTTGAAGAATGTCGTCATCAACGTGCCGCCCGGTTCGTCGAAGACCGAATTGGTGGCGATCAATCTGATCGCCCGCGGCCTCGCGCTGAACCCGCGCGCCCGGTTCTTGCACATCTCGTATTCGGACGATCTCGCACTGCTGAACAGCGAGGCGGCGCGCGACATCGTCGCGTCGAGCGAGTATCAGGCGCTGTGGCCGCTGGTGATCGCCGACGACGCAAAGTCGAAAAAGCGCTGGAATGTGCTGGTGGACGGCAAGAAGGCGGGCGGTGTGTATGCGGTCTCGCTCGGCGGCCAGATCACCGGCTTTCGAGCCGGCCATATGGCGGACGGTTGGCAGGGCGCGATCATCATCGACGACCCGCTGAAGGTCGAGGACGCGTACAGCAAGACGAACCGCAACAAGGCGAACCGCAAGCTGCTGTCGACCGTGAAGAGCCGGAAGGCGAATCCGGACACACCGATCATCGTGATCATGCAGCGGCTCGCCGAGGAAGACCCGACGGGCTTCATCAAGGCCGGCAAGATGCCGGGCGAATGGGAGTTCATCGAGATCCCGGCATTGATCACCGACGAGTACGTCGCGAAGCTGCCGGAGCACATCCGGGAGCGCGTCGAGTCGTCCGAGCGGGATGAGGACGGTCGGTTCAGCTACTGGCCGTACAAGGAGCCGCTGCAGGAGTTGCTCGCATCGGAGAAGGCAGATCCGTACGTCTTCAACGGTCAGTACATGCAGCGTCCGTCGCCGCTCGGCGGCGGGATCATCCAGAGCGGGAAGTTCCTACGCTACGGCGCGTTACCGTCGCTCCAGTACCGGAAGATTTTCGCCGACACGGCGCAGAAGACGGCCGAGCGGAACGACTACAGCGTCTTCGAGTGCTGGGGGCTCGGCTTCGACAACCGTCTGTACCTCATCGATCTGGTGCGAGGGAAGTGGAAAGCGCCGGAGCTCAAGCGCCGCGCGATCGACTTCTGGAACAAGCATGCGGAAATCGGCAAGGACGACCCTGCCGCGCCCGTGCTGCGGCAGATGAAGGTCGAGGATAAGTCGAGTGGCACCGGACTGATTCAGGAGATTCAGGCCGAGGGCGGTATCCCGATCGAAGGTATCGAGCGGGTCAAGGACAAGTTGACGCGCGTGATGGACGTGGTCAGCCACATCGACGCCGGCAACGTCGCCGTTCCGCTCGAGGCACCGTGGGTGAGCGACTTCTTGACCGAGTGCGACTCGTTCACGGCTGACGACACGCACATGCACGACGACCAGATCGATCCGATGGTCGACGCAATCAACGACATGCTGGGAGGCGCGAAGGACCTGTCGGTCTGGGAGCGGCTTGCCGGTTGAGCACGACAGGATTTCCCGGAATGTCGAAACGGAAGCAACAGACTCGGCCGCCGCGCGCGCCGGCGGCGACGCACGCCCATCGCACGGTCGACTCGTTCGCGAACTTCGAAGCGCGGCTCGGATGGGGCGCAGATAACCAGGCGTCGGCGGCGCAGTACACGTTGACGTACCAGAGCCGCAATCGGGTCTGGCTCGAGGCGGCATATCGCGGGTCGTGGATCGTGCGCGCCGCGGTGGACGCGATCCCGGAGGACATGACCCGCAAGGGCATCGAGATGTCCGGGCTCGATCCGACCGACGTGTCGAAGATGGAGACCGCGCTGACGCGCAAGGCGATCTGGGACCAGCTCTGCGATACCGGCAAGTGGGCGCAGCTGTATGGCGGCGCGATCGCGGTGATGCTGATCGACGGCCAGGACATGTCGCAGCCGCTTCGGCGCGAGACCATCGGGAAAGGCCAGTTCAAGGGCCTGCTCGTGCTCGACCGCTGGATGGTTGCGCCGCCGGTCGGAGAAGTCGTGACCGAGTTCGGCCCCGATCTCGGCATGCCGAAGTACTACGACGTGCTGCCGACGGCGATCGGATTGCCGCGGGGGCGCATTCACTACTCGCGCGTGCTGCGAATGGACGGCGAAGCACTGCCGTACTACCAGCGGATCAGCGAGAACGGCTGGGGCCTGTCGATCCTCGAGCCGATGTGGGACCGGTTGATCGCGTTCGACAGCGCGACGGTCGGCGCCGGACAGCTCGTCTACAAGGCCCATCTGCGCACGCTGAGCGTTGAGAAGCTGCGCGAGATCATCGCGGCCGGCGGCCCGGCGCTCAACGGGCTGCTGAAGCAGGTCGAAATGATCCGGCTCGGGCAGTCGAACGAGGGCATCACCCTCATCGACGCGACCGACAAGTTCGAGACGCATCAGTACACGTTCAGCGGTCTGTCCGACGTGATGCTGCAGTTCGCGATGCAGCTCAGCGGCGCGACGGGCATTCCGCTCGATCGCCTGTTCGGCCAGCAGCCGGCCGGCTTGAGCGACACCGGCGAAGGGTCACGGCTGCTGTATCACGAGAAGGTGCACACGCGTCAGGAGCGTCGGCTGCGCAACCCGCTGCACAACCTGCTCGACGTGATGTGCAGGTCGGAAATCGGGCAGCCGTTGCCGGAGGACTTCTCGTACGAGTTCAACCCGCTGCAGGAGATGTCGGCCGCCGAGAAGGCTGAGATCGGCAACAAGACGGTCGACTCGGTGACGAAGGCGGTAGACGCCGACCTGATTCCGCGAAGCCAGGGCATGCGCGAGCTCAAGGCGTCGTCGCCGGATACCGGCATGTTTGGCGACATCCCCGACGAAGCGATCGAGCAGGCTGAGCGCGACGAACAGGGCGAGGATCCGCCGGGGATCGATCCAACGCTTCCGCTGGGTCCGACGCCGGGCGCGGCCGCGCGGACGAACGACTCATTGCTTCGCAGACTTTTTCGACGTCGATGATTCTCACCCTCGATCGAAAGCGCGAACGGCGCAAGAACCCGGTCCGGCTGAGCGGCGCAGAGCGGAAGTACGGCACCCAGTTGCGAAAGATCGCTCATCAGGTCGGCGTGCTCGTGAACGGCTTTCCGGCTGATGACGTGTCGTACGCGCCGACGATCGAGGAACTGCTGCGTCGGTACGCCGAGGCGCTCGCGCCTTGGGCCGAGGCGACCGCGGCGCGCATGATCGCCGACCTGAATCGGCGCGATGAGCAGATGTGGATGAAGCAGGCCGCGGACATGTCGCGCGCGCTGCGCGACGAGATTCGCAGGGCGGCCACCGGCGAGACGATGCGCGCTCTCCTGTCCGAGCAGGTGCGGCTGATCAAGTCCATCCCGCTCGACGCGGCCGAGCGCGTGCACCGGCTGACGCTGGAAGGAATCGCCGACGGCGCGCGCGCCGCGCAGATCTCGAAGGCGATTCAGGAGTCCGGGCAGGTCGCGAAAAGCCGGGCCGACACGATCGCGAGAACCGAGGTAAGTCGCACGGCCGCGACGCTCACCGAGGCGCGCGCGCTCGATGTCGGCAGCCCCGGCTACTTCTGGCGGACGTCGGGCGACTCGGACGTCCGCGAGGACCATCGCGAGCTGGAAGGCAAGTTTTTCACGTGGGACAAGCCGCCGGTCGCCGATAAGCGGTCGGGCGCGCGGGCGCACCCGGGCTGCATCTACAACTGCCGGTGCTGGGCCGAAGTCGTGCTTCCGACGGACTGATATGGCGAAGATGAAACGGGACAGCAGCGGATCGTTGCTGTTCGAGTGTCCGTGCGGTGAGCTGCACGTTGTCTATCCGCATGGTTGCGATTCTCCGAACCCGGCGCGATGGAATTGGAACGGCAGCGTCGATGCCCCGACGTTGTCGCCATCGATCCTCGTGTCGTGGCCGGGCCCCGGCGAACGCCGGAACGTCTGCCATTCATTCATCACGGATGGCCGGATCCAGTTCTGCGGCGACTGCACACACGAACTGGCCGGGCAGACGGTCGATATTCCTGACTGGATGGACTGAGCATGCCGACACATCGAACGACGTTGCGCGTGCGAGTGCGCACCGCGTGGTGGTTGCCGCTGTACCTCCGATCCCTGGCCGTCTGGTGCCGGGTCACACGCTCCGAGCCCGATTACGAGCGAGTCCGCGGCGTCATCGCGCGCGGCGTCCGAACCAGCATCGAAGACTGATATGCGCATTTCCACCACTGATCACGCGTGCACGTGCGGCTCGCATGCGCCGCGCGCTCGCGCGCACACGCGCGACGGCATCACCGCGTCGGGCGTGTACGCGACCGAGCAGCTCGGCGAGCGGCAGTCCATCACGCCGGAAGGCTTCCTGCTCTGCGAGGCCGTCCCGATCGCGCGCGTCGGCGCGCAGGACTACGCCTACTTCGAACTGCCGGAGATCGAGGCGAAGGACGGCGTCATCGTCGCGGAGCGCACGGCGGACGTGCTGTTCAGTCCCGAGACGCTCGCGAGCTTCGAAGGCAAACCGATCACGATCGACCATCCGCCGGATTTTGTGACGCCGGCGAACTTCAAGTCGGTCGTCGTCGGTTTCGTGATGAACGTTCGACGCGGCGAAGGCGACCAGTCCGATTTGATGCTGGCCGATCTGCTGATATTCGATGCAGAAGCCATTCGCCTCGTGCAGCTCAAGGTTCTGGCGCAGGTCAGCAACGGCTACGACGCCGACTACGAACAGATTGCGCCTGGGCGGGCGCGACAGGTGGTGATCGTGGGCAACCACGTCGCCCTCGTGAAAAGCGCCCGCTGTGGCCCCGTGTGTTCGATCGGGGATAGCAGTTCCAACCTACTCCCGACAGGAGATACAAGCATGGCAACCAAGAAAGGCTCCAAGTTCGTCGACGCGTTGCGCAAGGCGTTCATGACGCGCGATTCCGAAGCGTTCGAGAAGGTCGCGAGCGAAATGACCGGCGACGAAGGCGGCGAGGGTGGCGAAGGTCAACCCCAGATTCACATCCACATGCCCGGCACTGGCGCGGCCCCGAACGCCGGCGTCTCCGCAACGGGCGATGAAGGCGCGGCCGGCGGCGAAGGCGATCCGCTCAAGCAGGTGCTCGGTGCGATCCAGGCCACCAACGGCAAGATCGATGCGCTGGCCGACCGCGTGACGAAGCTCGAAGGCGGCGGCACGCAAACTGGCGACGGGGACGACGACGATGACGATCCGGACGGCACTGGCACGATGGATGGCGACGGTGCTGGCGGGGGCAACGACGACAAGGCAGGCGCGCGTACCGGCGACAGTACCGCGCTGCGCGAGCAGTTCCAAGACGCGCTCTCGCGCGCCGAGATCCTCGCTCCGGGCGTCCGCCTGCCGACGTTCGACGCGAAGGCGGTCCGCAAGAAGACGGTCGACGCCATGTGCGTGCTGCGTCGCCGCGCGCTGCGCGCCGCGCTCGAGAACGAGAACGCCGAACTGGTGAAGTCGGTGGTCGGCAGCGCGAACGTGTCCAGCATGACCTGCGATTCCGTGGCGGCGTTCTTCAACGCAGCGTCGGAGGTCGTGCGCAGCAAGAACTCCGGTGTGACGCAGCGCCGGACCAACGATTCCGCCCAGACGGAGCGGAAGGACATCAACGCAATTCACGCGGACTTCTGGAAGGTCCGCAAGTAAGGAGCCGACATGCCCTCGTATCAAGCCTATCAGTACCGCATGCCGGCGGGCTTCGCCGGTGACCTTCAGCGCGCCGAAGTCGCCACGATCGAGACGCAGTTGATCGACCCGGCGGCGCCGCCGACCGCGTTCGGCGTTGCCGTGAAAATGGTGAACGGCAAGATTCAGCCGATCAACAACGCCGCCGATACGGCAGACAGCGTCTACGGCGTGAACCTGCGCGCATACCCGATTCAGGGGAACGGCACCGATCCGCTCGGTACCGCGACGCCGCCGACGTCCGGCGTCACCGACATCCTGAAGCGTGGATACGTCGACGTCGCGCTCGGCGGCACCGCGCCGGCGACGAAGAACGGCACCGTGTACGTGCGCGTCGCGGCGCCGGCCGCAGGCAAGCCGCTCGGCGGCTTCGAAGCGGCTGCCGATGGGACGAACACCGTCGCGATGCCGGCGAACTGGTACTTCACCGGTCCGGCCGACACCTACGGCATCGTCGAGATCGCCGTCAAGATCTAACCGGCGCTGAATAGCGCTTCACCCGAAGCCCCGCAATGCGGGGCTTTTGCATTTCTGGAGCCATTACATGGACATGTCCGAACTGAAGCACCTGCGCCGGGCTGGGGCGTCGATCCCGATGTCGGCGGCCGTCGCCGAGGCGACGCGCCGACTCGTCCGCGCGCGCACGCAGGATCAGCAGTACACGTACGATCGTGCCACGATCGACTCGACCGGCGCGTTCCTCGTCGGCCAGCTCGAACGGCTCGACCAGACGCTGAACGAGCCGCTTGTCGAATACACGTGGTCGCGCGACATCTACATCCGCACCGACGTTTCCGCGGCGGACGAGGTTGCATCGTTCACGAACTCGGCGTTCGGGATGAGTGGCGGTATCAATCCGAACGGCCTGAACTGGATTTCGAACGAGGGCAATGCCATCGCGGGGCCGTCGGTCGACATCGGCAAGACACCGCAACCGATGCGCCTCTGGGGTGCCGAAGTGAAGTACACGGTGCCCGAGCTGGTGAAGTCGCAAGCCTTGGGCATGCCGATCGACGCGCAGAAGGTCGAGGCCATGAACCTGAAGCGCAACATGGACCTCGACCAGATCGTCTACTACGGTGATCCTCAGCTGGGGTTCACGGGGCTCGTCAATTCCATCGGCGCGGTCGGCAGCGTTTCGAACGTTGCCAACGGCGCCGCCGGCACGCCGCAGTGGGAAACGAAGACCCCGAGCGAAATCCTCAAGGACGTCAACGAAATCCTGACGTCCGCGTGGCAGGCAACGGGCTGGAAGGTCAAGCCGAACCGGGTCATGCTTCCGCCCGCGAAGCTCGGTTACATCGCGTCGCAAGTCATCAGCTCGGCCGGCAACAAGTCGATCCTCACGTACCTGCTGGAAAACAACATCTGCACGCAGCAGGGTGTGCCGCTCGAAATCCTCGAGCTGAAGTGGTTGATCGGCGCTGGCGCTGGCGGCACGCTGGGGCAGCTCGGCACGGTGGACCGGATGGTCGCGTACAACAGCGACAAGAAGTATGTCCAGTTCCCGATGACGGACCTGCAGCGCACGCCGCTGGAGTACCGCTCGCTGTATCAGATCACGACCTATTGGTCGCGGATCGGCCAGGTCGAGTGGCGCTACGGCACGACCGCTGCCTATCGGGATGGGATCTGATATGGCAAGGGTCAACGTTCTGACGGCGTTCACGATTCGGCTCGTGCACGAAGGCGAGGAGATCGTTCGGCGATTCGAGGCAGGCGTGCAGGAAATCGAGAGCTACATCGCCGAGCACTGGTACGCAAAAGCGCATCTCGGCCCGGTGCCGGACGGACGCGCGGCCGCATCGGCGGCAGGCAACAACGCCGTTGCTGGGGCCGCGGGCGTAGCGGCAGAGCTCGCGGCCGAGAAGGCGGCGCTCGACGCTGAATCGGAGCGTTTGGCGAAGCTGAGCGCCGAACTCGAAACGTTCGGCAAGGGGCTGGACGACCGTGCGGCGGCGCTGGACTCCCGTGAAAAGGCGCTCGCCGAGCGGGAAACCGCTGTCGTAGCGCGCGAGCAGGAAATTGCGGCGCGTGCTCAAGCCGCTGACATCTCGCAGAAGGCAGCAGCGGGCCAGACGAGCGACAACGCCTCGCCGAAGTCCGCCAGCAAAAAGGCATAATGGCCTTCCGGCGCGACGCAGTGCGCGCGCCGGCCTGCGTTCCAATCGACAGGTGACAAGTGGATATCGCCCAGTTCCGCCAAGCGTTCTCGGAGTTCAACGACACGACGACGTACCCCGACGCGCTCGTCCAGTTCTGGATGACCGTCGCGGTATCGCTCGTCAACGCAGATCGGTGGGGCGACCTGACTGATCTGGGAATCGCGCTCGTCACCGCGCACCACCTCGCGCTCGCCGTGAAGGACCAGAAGATGGCCGCCGTCGGCGGCGTGCCCGGCCAGGTGTCCGGGCCGCAGTCGTCGAAGGCCGTCGACAAGGTGAGCGCGAGCTACGACACCGCGGCCGTCGCCATCAAGGACGGCGGCTTCTGGAACGCCACGATGTACGGCGTCCGTTATCTCAGCCTCGCAATGATGATGGGCGCGGGCGGCATGCAGCTGTAACGCCGCCGCTGTCCATCGGGAGACCCCATGGACGGCATGAAAATCGATCGCCTCGACGAGGTACTGAAGTCGATCAGCGGGCTCGTGCAGAAGGAGGTGCTGGTTGGCGTGCCCGACAGCACTGCTGGCCGGAAGGATGAAGGAGAGCCGCTCAGCAACGCTGAGATCGGCTACATCCTCGAGAACGGTTCGCCGGCCAACAATATCCCGGCCCGCCCGCACCTGGTGCCGGGCGTGCAGGACGCGCGGCCGAAGTTCGAGCCGCACCTTCAGAAGGGCGTCGAAGCGGCGCTCGACGGCGACCTCGAGAAGGTCAACCGCAGCCTCAATCGCGCTGGCCAGGTTTCGGTGAACTCCGTGCGCGCGAAGATCAACAGCAACATCGCTCCCAAACTCGCCGACTCGACGCTGGCCGCGCGCCGGCGCCGCGGCGTCACGCGGGAGAACACGCTGGTCGACACCGGCCAGTATCGGAACGCGACGACGTACGTCGTGCGCCGCAAGAAGTAGTTTTCAGTCCCCCTGACCCGAGGGCCGCCATGTGCGGCCCTTTTTCATTGGTGCTCGCGCTATGGCTTTTCTCGACGTCACCGACGTCCTGCTCGATCCGGACTTCATGGACACCGGACTGGTCTGCAACCGCATGACGCAGACGGTCGACGACTACGGTCGCGCGCAGAACACCGTCGCAGCGACGTCGTTCTCGGCCGTCGTGACGAGCGACAAGGGCGACATCCTGCATCGCAACGCGGACGGTAGCCGAATCATCGGTTCGATCACGCTGCACACGATGTTCCGGCTGATGGACGGCAGCGCCGGCCACGACGCCGACGAGGTCGTGTGGGCCGGCCGCACCTACACCGTCGTCAACGTGAACGACTACTCGCACTTCGGCCGCGGCTTCGTTTGCGCGACGTGCGACCTGAAGCCTCTTTCGGGATGACCCCATGAACGATAGCTCGACCGGCGGATATCTGGCGCCAGCCGTCGATGCGCCGCCGGCCGAGGACGATGCCCTCGACAACCTGGTACACGACCTGATCGCCGGCATCACGGCGCTCGCGCCGGACCTCGTGCGGCCGCGCTGGCAGCCGAAAGTACCCAAGCAACCCGAGCCGTCCGTCAACTGGTGCGCGTTCGGCTTGCAGGAGCAGGAGCCGGATGCCGGCCCGGCCATCCAGCACGACGGCACTGGCGACGGGCACGACACGTACATCCGGCACCAGGACATCGACGTCATGTGCACGTTCTACGGGCCGCTCGCGAAAGGTTACGCGCAGCGGCTCGCCGACGGACTCGCGATCCCGCAGAACCGCGAGCAGCTCCAGCTGCAGGACATGGCGTTCGTCGGCGTCGGCCCGATTCGAGCGGCGCCCGATCTGGTCAATCAGCAATGGGTGCGGCGCTACGACATGACCGTGACGCTGCGCCGCAAGATCACCCGGACCTACGCGGTCCTGAGCTTGAAATCTGCGGCGGTGAGCGTCAATGACGAACACGGCACCGCGTCGATTCAGGTTCCGTAATTGGCGAATTGACCGTGAAGTTCGGCTGCGGCTTCTCGATAGGCCTCGAAAGCACTTTCGCGGTGCTGGAAATATCCAAGGCTTACGACTTTGCAGTTCGCATAGATGCGTGCATGCCAGAGGCCGCTCGCGCGATGGTAAGTGACTCCTTTAAAGCCGGATGAGTTGTCGACGCGCTTCTTCGCGTTGCGCATGTTCTCGGATTGGAGACATACCCGGAGATTTGCTCGTCGGTTGTCGAGCTTATTGCCGTTGATGTGGTCGGGTACGCGAGTGTCGCCGAACCCCAGACCGGCAATCACCCGATGCATACGCTCCTTCCATCGCTTCGACGGATCGAGCGGGTGCTCTGTATTTCGAACTGCGTAGCCATATGCATCGACGTGCCATGAGTGCCGATTCAGGGAATCGAAATCTTCGTCATCAACGAGGATTTCCTGACCTTTTTTGGTGCGGATGATTTTGGTCATGTGCTCTCCGGTTGAGCCCGCTTCGGAAAGAAGAAATTTTAGGCCATCCGTGTGCATATCGTGCTCACGTTTGGATTGTGTCGGATTCAATTTCACTACTCGTAGGGGACCAGCATGTCCAACGGATTGCCGGTATCGCGCCTGATCAACGTGACGATCAACCTCGCCGCGCTCGCGGCGCAGGGCGCGAACATGAACACCGGGCTGATTCTCGGCCCGTCGGCCGTCATCGACACGAACGAGCGCGCGCGCTCGTATGGAGACATCGACGAGGTGACGCCGGAGTTCGGCACGAACACGCCGGAGTACTACGCCGCGGCGCTGTATTTCAACCAGGTGCCGAAGCCGCAACAACTGATGATCGGCCGGTGGGCGAAGACGGCGACGTCCGGATCGCTGCGCGGCGGCGTGCTGTCGGCTGCGCAGCAGGACATCGCGCTGTGGGATGCGATCACGGCCGGCGCGTTCAGCATCACGATCGACGGTGCGGCGAAGTCCGTGAGCGGCCTCGACTTCTCGGCGCAGACGAACCTCAACGGCGTCGCCAGCGTGATCAATGCGAAGCTGACGGGCGCGACCATTGCTTGGACCGGCTCGCAGTTCGTCGTGACGTCGAACACGACCGGCACGAACTCGAAGGTCGGCTATGCGACCGCGCCGGGCAGCGGCACGGATATTTCGGCGATGCTCGGCTTGACGAGCAACCTCGCCGGCGTGCCGGCGGACGGCATCGCGCCCGAGCAACCGGTCGACGCGGCCGCGCTGTTCTTCGACCGCTTCTCGAACAAGTTCCTCGGTTTCGATTTCGCGGATGCTTCCATCACGGACGACCAGCACATCGCGGTCGCGACGCTCACCGAGGCCGACCAGCGGCATATCTACGGCATCACGACGCAGAACCCGCAGGTGCTCGACTCGACCGTGTCGACCGACATCGCGAGCAAGCTGAAGGCGCTGAAGCTGAAGTACACGATCGTGCAGTACTCGAGCTCGACGCCGTACGCAGTGTCGTCGCTGCTCGGACGCCTGCTGACCGTGAACTTCGACGGCAACAACACGACGATCACGCTGATGTTCAAGCAGGAGCCGAGCGTCGTCGCCGAGACGCTCACGAGCACGCAGGCGAACGCGCTGCAGTCGAAGAACTGCAACGTGTTTGTGAACTACAGCAACGACACGTCGATCATCCAGTACGGCGTGACGCCGAGCGGCATCTATGTCGATTCGGTCTATAACGCGATCTGGTTCCGCAACCGCATCGAGACGGACGTCTACAACCTGCTGTATCAGAGCCCGACGAAGATCCCGCAGACGGACGGCGGCAACGCGCAGATCGCCGCGACGATCGCGGCGGCCTGCGAGGCCGGCGTGAACAACGGGTATCTCGCGCCGGGCGTCTGGAACTCGGCCGGCTTCGGCGCGCTGAACCAAGGCGACACGCTCGCGAAGGGCTACTACGTCTACCAGCCGCCGATCGCCACGCAATCGCAGGCTGACCGCGAAGCACGCAAGTCGGTCGTATTCCAGGTCGCGGCGAAGGAAGCCGGCGCGATCCACGGCGCCGACATCCTCGTCAACGTCAACCGCTAACAGGGGCATCTCAACATGGCGACTTACAGCTTTCAGGACGTCGCAGCGACGATCGTGGGCCCTGGCGGCGCATTCTCGCTCGGCTACGGCGAAGCGACCGCGGAGGAAGGCATCACGATCGCGCGCGCGGGTGACAAGAACACGATGACCGTCGGCTCGGACGGTGAGGGCATGCACAGCCTGCACGCCGACAAGTCCGGACAGGTCACGTTGCGCTACCTGAAGACCGCGCCGATCAACGCGAAGCTGATGGCGCTGTACGACGCGCAGTCGCTCGACAGCCGCCTGTGGGGCAAGAACCTCATCGAGGTTCGGCAGACGGCGGCCGGCGACGTGACGACCGCGCGCAGCTGCGCCTTCAAGAAGGCGCCGGACCTGAAGTACGCGAAGGACGGCGACATTGTGGAATGGCAGTTTGATTGCATCAAAATCGACAATATCTTGGGCACCTATTAATGGATACATTGACTCAAGATCGACTCCATCAGGTGCTTTCATACGATCCAGTCACCGGCGCTTTTGTTTGGCTGCAATCTACATCGAATCGAGCGCCTGCCGGGGCAATAGCAGGAACAATGCAACCGAATGGGTATTTGCGCATCACCATTGATGGCGTTCGCATGTATGCGCACCGTCTCGCATGGCTCTATGTGTACGGGGAATGGCCATCCGGCGACATCGATCATATTGATGGTGTTCGCACGAATAATGCGGTCAACAATCTGCGCGACGTGCCGCGCGGCGTCAACATGCAAAACCAACGGCGCGCACGATCAAACAATCGGACGTCTGGATTGCTCGGCGTCACGTGGCACGCGCGCCGACATCGATGGTGTGCACAAATTCAAGTCGATGGAAAGCGCAAGGGCATCGGGTATTTCGACGATGCCGAAACTGCTCATCAGGCATATCTCGACGCAAAGCGCAAGCTGCATGCAGGATGCTCAATCTGAGAAATCAAATGACGACTGAAATTCAACTCAACGGCGTGCGGTACGCGATCGGCAAGCTGAGCGCGATGCAGCAGTTCCACGTGTCGCGGCGCATCGCGCCGATCATCCCGCCGATGATCCCGGTGCTGATGAAGTTCTACACCGAGCTCGAGCAGGCGGATCTCGTCCGCGATCAGGCGCGGGCGAACGCCGCGCTCGCGGCGCTGGCCGCACGTGTCGAGGGTGCGGCAGCAGACGATGCTCCGGCCGCCGCGGCGCCGGTGGCGGCGGCTGACCGATCGCGCGAGCTGCTGTCGCTCGTCGATGCGGTCGCGCCAGTGCTGCAGCCGTTCGCCGACGCACTGGCCGGCCTGAAGGACGAGGACGCGGAGTACGTCTTCGGCACGTGCCTGTCCGTCGTCGAGCGCTGGCAGGGCGCGGGTTGGGCGAAAGTGTGGTCGCCCGTGCACAAGACCGCCATGTTCGACGACATCGGCATCGACGTGATGCTGCCGCTCGTCGTGCGCGTCGTGGTGGCGAACCTCGGCCCTTTTATCAGCGGGCTGCTTACCAGCCAAGCGAGCCCGTCGGCGACGTAGGCTGGATCCGTACGCTGCCCGGCGGCGAGGACTGGCTGCTCGCGCCCGTGCACGCGCAGATGTGCAAGTACGAGTCCCTGATCGACGGGACGCTCGGCCTTGCCGACATCGCGCTGATGAACGACTCCATTGCCGTTCGGGCAGACAACGACGCGGCGTTCCGCCGCAAGATGGAAAGAGAAAATGGCTGATTCCGTCGTCATCCGCGAGTTCCTGGTCGCGCTCGGGTTCAAGGTCGACGAGAAGGGCCTGAAGAACTTCAAGGACGGCGTCAAGGACACGACCAAGGGCGTAAAGCGCCTGATCAAGACGATCTCCGGCGCGTCGCTGGCGGTCAGTGCCGGCGTCGCGGCCTTCGCGTCGAAGCTCGAGCGGCTGTACTTCGTCTCGCAGCGCACGGGCGCGTCGGCAGCCAACCTGCGTGGCTTCGAGTTCGCCGCGCGGAACATGGGCGTCTCGGCCGAGGCGGCCACCGGCACGATCGAGAACCTCGCGCGCTTCCTGCGCAACAACCCGGCGGGCGAAGGCTATCTTGCGACGCTCGGCGTGCAGACGCGCAGCGCGAACGGCGAGCTGCGCGACACGGTCGACATCATGTCCGACCTCGGCAAGGCGCTTGCGAGCAAGCCGACGTGGCTGTCGAGCCAGTACGGCAACATCCTGGGCATCGACGAGAACCTGATGCTCGCGATGCGCAATGGGGACTTCGAGCGTCTGCTGAAGCAGTACCGCGAGATGTCGCAATCGACCGGCCTCGACAAGGCTGCCGACGACTCGCACCGCTTCATGACGCAGTTGCGGGGTCTCGGCACGACGTTCGAGAACCTCGGCATCCGCGTCGAGGGCGCGATGCTGCAGAAGGTCGGGCCACAGCTGGATCGCTTCCAGCGGTGGGTCGACGAGCATGCAGACGAGATCGCGGCCAAGATCGGCGACATCGCGAACACCCTGCTCAAGATCGCGGAGGCGGCCGGCCCACCGCTCGGGAAGCTCGTCGACACACTGCTCGAGCTCGACAAGGCGACGGGCGGCTGGTCGACGAAGATCATCCTGCTCGGTGTCGCGCTGAAGGCGATGGGCGTGTTCAAGATCGCCGGCGGTATTTGGAAGATCGTGGGCGCGCTGCGCGCGGGCGGCGCGGCGGCCAGCGGGGCAACGGGCTTGCTTTCCGCAATGGGCGTTGAGCTGGCTGCGCTCGCCTCGAGTGCGGCCGCCGTCGGCGCCGCGTTTCTGGGTTGGAAAATCGGCGACGGCGTGCGCGACCAGATCGACGGCCTGATCACGAAGCTGTCGGGCGGGCGGTTCCGCTCTGTGTGGGACATCCTCACGCTGAAGGATCGGCGCGGTCTTGATGCGACGGGCGGCTACACGCAGGCCGAGCTCGACAGCGTGCGCAAGGGCGGCGGCGGTGGCGCGAAGCTGGCGTCGCCGCGCAGCGCTGCTGCTGCGCCGGCGACCGCTGCGCCCGCCGCGTCGGGTGGTCTGGCCGGTGCTATGTCGCGTCTCGCGGACACGGCGTTCGGCCGTCTGATCGCGCGCGGCGAGGGCGACTACAACAGCGTCAACCGTGGCGCGCGGGGCGGCTATCGCGCCGGCACCGAAAACCTCGAGGGCATGACGCTCGCGCAGGTCATGGCCGCGCAGCGCGCCGGGCAGTTCAACGCCGCCGGCCGCTACCAGATCATCGGCAGCACGTTGGCGGAGGCCGCGCGCGCGCTGAAGCTGAACGGTGACGAGATGTTCGACCGCACGCTTCAGGATCGCATCTTCGAGCAGTACCTGGTGCGCAACAAGCGCCGCGCGATCGCCGAGTACGTTGAAGGGCGCAGCGACGACCTGCGCGGTGCGCTGCGCGCAGCGGCGCGCGAGTGGGCGAGCGTCGCGGACCCGGACACCGGCCTCAGCTACTACGCCGGCAAGGGCAACAACCGCGCGAGTATCACGGTGGCCGAAATGGAGGCCGCGCTGCGCAACACGCGCGCGATGTACCAACCGACGGCCGCACTCAGCGGGCAGCCGGCCGCGCGCGGCGGCGCGACGAAGGTCGAGCTGCACCAGTCGACGCAGATCCACGTGAACGGCGCAGGCGATCCCGCGGCGGCCGGCCGCGCGGTCGAGCGCGAGCAGCGCGCGGTGAACGCCGACATGGTGCGCAACCTACAGGGGGCGATCGCATGATCCTCGACATGATCACGATCTCGCCGAAGAAGATCGGCAGCATCACGGTGCAGGTCGCGATCGAAGAGGTCTACAACGACGAGCTGACGATCACGGAGCATCCGGTCGAGCAAGGCGCGGAGATCTCCGATCACGCGTTCAAGCGCCAGCCGGATGTCGCGATGCGATGCGGGTGGAGCAACGCCGACTACGAAGCGCTGCTCGGTGCCGCGGAGGCGACTTTCGACGGCGGCGGCCTGCCGTCTGCGCAGTACGTCAACGCGATCTACTCGCAGCTGCTCGCGCTGCAGGAAGCTCGCACGCCGCTCGACGTCACGACGAGCCGCCGCACCTACCGGAACATGCTTCTGCAGGGGCTGCGGCTCACGGTTGACGCAAAGACGTCGAGCGCGCTGATCCTTACCGCGACGCTCAAGCAGATCAAGATCGTGTCGACGCAGGTCATGAAGCTGCCGCCGCGCGAGAACCAGGCCGACCCGGCGTCCACGGCCGAAACCGGCAACGGCGGCACGAAGGCCGCCATGCCCGCGACGCCGGCGCCGGGCGGCGCGGTGCCGCCGGGGAGTATGTGATGCCGAGCTTCTTCGAGATTCCGTTTTCGCCGCGCCCCGAGCGCTTCACCGTGACGCTGAGCGGGACCGACTATCGACTGACCGTCCAGTACCGCAAAGCCGGCGGCGCGGGGTGGGTGCTCGACATCGCGGATGCCGCGGACAGCCCGCTGGTGTCCGGGATCCCGCTCGTAACCGGCGTCGACCTGCTCGGGCAGTACAAGCACTTGGGGTTCCAGGGGCGCCTGTGGGTGCAGGGCGCCGACGATCCGGACGACGTTCCGACGTTCGAGGATCTCGGCATCGGATCGCACGTTTTCTGGGTGACGGACCAATGAGCGTTGAGCAGTTCGGCCGGAAGGTATCGCTGATCATCGGCTTCGACAGCGGCGAGGCGCTCGACTTGTCCGAGCTGCGGATCGTGTTCCGCGTGAAGCGCGGCGACCTGCAGACGCCGAACTCGGCGCGCATCCGGGTGTACAACGTCTCCGACACGACCGCGCGGCGCGCGCAGAAGGAATTCACCCGAGTCGTGCTGCAGGCCGGCTACGAGGGCAACTACGGGATCATCTTCGACGGCCAGATCAAGCAGGTGCGACGCGGGCGCGAGAGCCAGACCGACACGTTCCTCGACATCACGGCGGCCGACGGCGACTCGGCGTACAACTTCGCCGTGGTGAACACGACGCTCGCGGCCGGCTCGGTGGCAACGGACCACGTGTCCGTCGCGACGGCCGCCATGAACCCGTACGGCGTGTCGCTCGGGTACATGCCGAAGGTCACGTCGAATCCGCTGCCGCGCGGCAAGGTCATGTTCGGGATGGCGCGCGACTTCCTGCGAGGGATCGCGAAAACCACGCAAACGGTCTGGAGCATTCAGGACGGGAAGGTGGTTCTGGTGCCCGAGACGGCATACATGCCCGGCGACATTCCGAAGATCACGTCGGAGACCGGCATGGTGGGCCTGCCGCAGCAGACGCCGAACGGCATCGAGGTGAAGATGCTGCTGAACCCGAGCGTGAAGATCGGCCGGCTGATCTGGCTCGACAACGCGAGCATCCAGCAGTACGAGTACAGCCTGAACGTCGGCCAGCAGGCCGAGAATGAGCGGATCGAGATGCAGGCGAAGCTGCAGGACGATGGCTTCTACTACGTGATGCTCGCGGAGGTGGGGGGCGACACCCGCGGCGAAGAGTGGCACACGAGCGTGACCTGTCTCGCGGCAGACGTCACGGTGCTGCCCGACTCGTTCAAGGACAAGGCGGCGGTGCCGCGCGCCGACGTGATCAAGCGGTTCGGTTAGCGGCCGTACGTCGGCAGCGCCTTGATCGTCATCGTCGTGGTCTCGCCGGCGCGCTTCACGTCCGCGCGCGCGAGCACGTTGAGCGGCATGGACTTCATCGGCATTTGCGGCACGACGATCACGGCGTCGCCATCGATCGTTTCGCCCCAGCATCCGATATCCCACACGCCGCGGTACGACTCGTAGCGCCGCATGTTCTTCGCGTTCGCGAGCGGCAGGTCGCATTTCTTCGCCGTGTAGAGGATGGTCGGGAATTCGTTCTCAACGGTCGCGCCGACCTTCATGCCGGCGAACGGATAGACATAGGCGTCGTCAGCGACGGCGGCGAGCGGCGCGAGCAGCGCGGCGGTCAACAGCAGTTTTTTCATTTTCATCCCATGGATCGACGTGAAAGGGTAGGCGACCCGGAGGTCGCGCTGCGTGAAGCGTTCGACGGCGTGCGCGCGGGCATCTGGACAGCGTTGCCCGGCATCATCCAGTCGTTCGAAAGCGCCGCGGACCGGCCGCCGACTTGCAGCGTTCAGCCGGCCATCAAGGCGCAGGTGCGCGGCATCGACGGCACGATCCAGAGCGTCGCGCTGCCGCTGCTGGTCGACTGCCCGGTCCAGTTCCCGGCCGGCGGAAATTGTACGCTGACGTTTCCGGTCAAGCAGGGCGACGAGTGCCTCGTCGTGTTCGCGTCGCGCTGCATCGACGCCTGGTGGCAGTCGGGCGGCGTGCAGGAACAAGCCGAGCTGCGCATGCACGACCTGTCAGACGGGTTCGCGCTGCTCGGCTTTCGATCGCGGCCGCGTGCGCTCTCCGGCGTCAGCGGCACGTCGACGCAGCTGCGAAGCGACGACGGCGCGACGTACATCGACCTGAACCCGACGCTGCAGAAGGTCAAGATCGTCGCGCCGGGCGGCTTCGACGTCGTCGCGCCGCTGTCGACGTTCTCCGCGGCCGTCACCATCACGGGCCTGCTGACCTTCGTCGGCGGCATGGTCGGCAGCGCGGCAAGCGGTGCCGCGGCCGTGTTCAACGGCATCCTCAATGTGATCGGCCAGATCACGGCGAACGGCAAGCGCGTCGACGACACGCACACGCATCCAGATCCGCAGGGCGGCAACACCGGCCCGGTCAACTGAGAATTTCGATGGCAACTATCCGAACAGCGAAGGGCGAAGAAATTCTGATCGACGACGCGGACTATGAGTTGGTTAGCCGCTGGACATGGCGCACGATCGGGCGAGGGTACGCGGCCCGCAGTGTTTACGACCCGTCCAAGCCGAGCAAGCGTACCAATCGATACCTGCATCGGTTTCTGCTCGGCCTATCAGATGGCGATGGCGCCTTCGTCGATCACGTGAACGGCAATCGACTGGACAACCGGCGCTCCAATCTGAGGCTATGCACGGTGCAGGAGAACGGTCGTAACTCGAAGGTCCGGTCACACAACAAGTCCGGATTCAAGGGTGTGTTCTGGGATCGACGCCGCGAGAAGTGGACGGCATACATCAAGGTCGACGGGAAGCAGCGCTATCTGGGGCTTTTCTCGACTGCACAACTGGCTCATGAGGCGTACTGCGCAGCCGCGCGGAAGCACTTCGGCGCGTTCGCGCGGGAAGGGTAATTCGATGCGTTATCGACGATTGGACGCCAACGGCGACTACGTCTTTGGCGGTGGCGCGGCCGACTTTCTCGTGAACACGCCGGAGACGGTCGCGCAGGCCGTGCTGACGCGCCTGCGCTTGCTGCGCGGCGAATGGTTCCTCGACACGACCGCCGGCATGCCGTGGGCGACCGACGTGCTCGGGAAGTACACGAGCGGCAAGTACGACGCTGCGATCCGGACGTGCATCCTCGGCACGCAGGGCGTGACTGAGCTCGTCAGCTATTCGAGCACCGCCGATCCCGAGACGCGCGTGCTGACCGTCACCGCGACGATCAACACGATCTACGGCACCACCACGGTACAGGCAATATTGTGACTCTCACGACCCTCGCACCCACCATCGACGCGAACGGCATCACCGCGCCGACGTACGCGGACGTGTTCGCGTTTCTGCAGGATCAGTTCCGCTCGATCTACGGCGCCGACACGTACCTGGAGCCGGACAGCCAGGACGGTCAGATGCTCGGCGTGTTCGCGAAGGCGATCAGCGACGTCAATTCGGTGGCGATCGCGATCTACCGGTCGTTCAGCCCCGCGACGGCGCAGGGTGACGCGCTGTCGAGCAACGTCAAGATCAACGGCATCGCGCGCAAGGTCGCATCGTACTCAAGCGCGGACCTGGTACTGATCGGCCAGGCGGGCGCGACAATCAGCAACGGCGTAGCGAAGGACGCCAACGGCTTGCAATGGATGCTGCCGGCCGCGGTGACGATTCCGCCGAGCGGCACGATCACCGTCACGGCAACGTGCGCGACGATCGGCGACATCTCTGCGCGCGCGGGCACGATCAACCAGATCGCGACGCCAGCGCTTGGCTGGCAGTCGGTGACGAACCCGGCGGATGCCGCCGAGGGTGCGCCCGTTGAGAAGGATGCGGTGCTGCGGCAGCGGCAGACGGTGTCGACCGCGTTGCCGTCGCTCACGGTGCTCGACGGCATCATCGGCGCGGTGGCGAACGTTCCGGGCGTCACGCGATATGTCGCCTACGAAAACGATACGGATGCGACGGACGCGAACGGCATCCCGTCGCATTCGATTTCGCTCGTGGTCGAGGGAGGCGACGCGACGGCTATCGCGAACGCGATCGCGGCGAAGAAGACGCCGGGTTCCGGGACGTATGGCACGACTGCCATCATCGTCGCGGACATCTACGGCCGTCCGATCACGATCAGGTTCTTCCGGCCGGTGGCCGCGCCGACCACTGCCACGGTGACGATCAAGGCGCTCACCGGCTACACCGGCCAGACGGGCCAGCAGATTCAGCAGGCGGTGTCGGACTACATCAACGGCGTGCAGATCGGCGGCGGCCTGTCCGGCAGCGTCGAATGGGGCGACGCGCTGACCGCGGCGAACAGCGTCGGCGGCGGCGTCACGTTCAAGCTGTCCGGCCTCACGCTGACCGGCCCGCGCGGCGCAGGCACGCCCGACGTCGCGCTGCTGTTCAACGAGGCGGCATCGTGCACGCCCGCGAACGTGACTCTGGTGGTGAACTGATGGCCGCGTCTCTTTCCGACTACACCGCACTGATCACGTCGGAGCATCGGGACAAGCCGCGCTTCATGGCGGGCGTCGGCGCGCTCGTGCAGCCGCTCGTCGATCAGATGAACATGCTGCAGAGCATGCCGGGCAAGTTCGACCTCGACAACGCGGTTGGCGTGCAGCTCGATGATGTTGGCCTCTGGGTCGGCGTGTCGCGGAAGATCCGCACGCCGCTGACCGGAATCTACTTCTCGTTCGACCTCGACGGCCTCGGCTTCGATCAGGGCACGTGGAAGGGGCCGTTCGATCCCGACACGGGCCTGACCGTGTTGGACGACGACACGTACCGGCTCGTCATCCGCGCGAAGATCGGCGCGAACCACTGGGACGGGACGCTCGAATCGAGCGCGGCGATCCTGAACAGCATCTTCGACGCGGACACGCACGTGTTCATCGAGGACCACCAGGACATGTCGATGACGATCGGGATCGCGGGCAAGGTGCCGTCGGCCGTGTTCCTCGCGCTGCTCGCGGGAGGCTATATCCCGCTGAAGCCGGAGGGCGTGCGGGTCAACTACACGATCGTGACCAGCGTCGACACCGCGCCCCTATTCGGATTCGACATGAGCAATCAGTACATCGCTGGCTTCGATACCGGAGCCTGGGGCACACCGGTTTAGACCGCACAACGCATTTATCGCAATGAGCCGCCTTCGGGCGGCTTTTTTATTGCCGGAGCACTGATGGGAATCAACAATTTCAAGCCGTTCGCGGCCGCTGGCGGCGCGAACGTGATGTCGCAGGCCGACTACGAGGCTCTCGCTGCGCTGCTCACCGGTTTCCAAAGCGGTACCGCGCAGTCGCAGCAGCTCAACAAGGTGTGGCGCCAGAGCTCGATCATGTCCGCCGTGCTCGCACAGTTCATCGTCGATCTGACCGGACAGGATGCGATCGATGATGGTACGACGGCGACGTTGCTCGCCAACCTGAAAACCGCCGTACAGGTGCAGTCTGCGGCAGTCGTAGGGCAGGCGCGCAACTTGACCATGTCGGTGATGTCCGCATCGAGCACCGCGACGCTCACCGCGGATGAGATCATCGTAGGCGCCGCGCTGGGCGGACAGAAGTACGTCCTGAAGCAGTTCTCGAAGACGATCAATCTCGCGTCGACCGGCCTGGGTGGCATGGACACCGGTAGCGCGCCGGCTTCGGGCTTCGTCGCGCTGTATGCGATCTACAATCCGGCGACGCAGACGGCCGCGCTGCTCGCTACAAATGCGGCTACGAAGCAAGGGAACGTGTACGGCGGGGCTAATATGCCCGCCGGCTATACGGCGAGTGCACTGGTAGCGGTGTGGCCGACAAATGCGAGCGGACAATTCGCCATAGGGGCGCTTAATGATCGGACTTTTTACATGGTTCGATTGGCAGCACTCAATACAGCAGTATCAGCTCCGACACTTACTCCCGTGAATCTCGCCGCGCTGGTTCCAGTAAATGCGAGGGAAGTATTCGGTGATATTTCTGGCGCCACCACCGGCGGTACGTCCGCAACTATCCAGCTCGCCATTGGGGCAAATTCGAGCAATATCGGCGGGATCAATCCAACGTATAGTTCAGTCGGGCAGGTATATTACAAAATCCCGATGGTCACGCCTCAGACTGCCTGGTATATTGTTTCGACAACGTCAGGCACAGTCAGTTTTCAGATCAATGTCGCTGGGTACACATTCTGATGAGCTCAATATTCGTTCAGTTCACAACGGAAGAGCAGACCGACATATCGTCCATATTTGCCGGCCCACAAGATGCAATTGAGTATCCGAATCAGGCGGAAATCGATTCAAGTGATGCTCGGTATAGAGTTTTTTATGAATCATTCCCTGACTTCATGAGAAGTAGTCTACCCGATCCTTCTTGAAACTCCTTCTAGGCGGACGACGTTTTTGGCGGTCGGTCCCAGATTAATATGCGAAGGGCCATGCGATGTGAATGTAATCCAGCGGTGCAATTAGGCTCTTGCGGGTGATCTTCTCTGCGACAAACAGGAAATCGTAAAAAAGGGCTGATGATTGCATTTTGCCAGCCCATACGATTATTTTGGGCAGTATTAGGCATGCAGCGAAAGCAAGTAGTGTTGCTTTTCTGAGTTCCTCTCTGTCTGCCTTCCTGTCTACGTAGATCAATGCGGCCACAAATGCCGGCCACACAATAAGCGTGAAATCACGCGTCGAATCGTAGACCATAGCCGATGTGGCGGCAGCTGTGATATTTGCAAAAATGGTGAAGGCGAGGAATCTCTTGTTGTGCGATCTTAGTGCAAAGTTTATGAAAAAACCCACCAACACCCATGCGGCACTGTAGAAGGCATAAACGGTAACGGAGATGTTGCGCAGAAACCCTGAAAGGAATAAATAGGCGAACGCTGGAGTTGCGAAGGCCGCGCGACTAAATGTGAGGTTGAAATTCATGGCGCTGAAATAGGCCACGAAAAAAATCTTGGCGCTCACAATTCCGGTCGCGACGGCGAGTATCCTTAAAAGGCGTGATTTTGAGTGTGCATCGTCAATCAATGCAATTTTTGTGATTACTATGACGGCGATTACTATTCCCTGCTCCATGTGCGAGACTCCGAGAAACATGGTTGCCAAGAACAGGATCGGAACGCTTTCGGATATGGCAATTATCGTGCCGAATAAGTAAGTAAAGACGTCTGAAATTCCGAGCCAGTTTAAAATGACATTTGATATAGGCGCGCAAGCGAGTGCAATCAGGAACAGCTTTACGACGGATTGCCCGTGACGGCGGTCGATGAAAATTGAGAGGCCGATGGTGCCGGCGATGAATGCCGAAAAGTGCATGGCCGCGAATGCGGTTGTGGTCCGGTATGCGCCAGTGATCCAAGCTAACGCCAGTCCGAAGAAGCTGGAATAAAGGTACTGACCTCGGACGTCGTTAACGAGCATGTTTCTCGTAATATCGGATGCCATTGAACGCAGTACTTCAATATTTGGTATTACCCATATACCGTTCTTGAGGATGATAAAAAGCAGTGCGCTCGGAATAAATATACGTAAGGGCAGCTCGTGAATCCAGTTTAGACAGCGAGTCACCTTGGCTGGAAGTGAATTCCATATGGCTTCAATCATGCTTCTTTGACGTCGTTCGTTTTGATGACGCGGAGCTTAGCATTGCGCAGGCCGTTCCATCACCGCCTCAGGGCGTTTTTTTCATTTCGGGGATCAGATGAAGAGCGAACTCGCGACGAGCGCCGCGAAGGTGGCGCCGGCAGTGGGCAGCAATTTCTGGTTGTGGTTGACGAGCCACGACATCAACTGGTGGGTAGCCGTCGCGACGATCGCGTACATCGGACTGCAGGCGTACTACCTGGTCAAGAACAAGGGGAAGAGGGCACTGCTCGATGGCTAACGTACCGAAGAAGACACTCGCTGGTGTTGTGGGGGCTGCTACGGCAGCCCTTCTTTTTTCCATCGTCCCGAAGTTCGAGGGGCTCGAGCTCGTCGCGCGGCCGGACCCGATCGGGATCATCACGGCGTGCTACGGCGACACGAAGGACGTGCGCGCCGGCCAGCGCTTCACGCCCGACGAGTGCCGCGCGCGGCTCGAGCAGCAGCTGATCGCGCACGCCGAGCCCGTGCTGAAGTGCACGCCGGTGTTGAAGGGGCACACGTACCAGCTCGCGGCCGCGGTGAGCTTCGCCTACAACGTCGGCACCGGCGCGTACTGCGGCAGCACGACGGCGAAGCGGTTCAACGCCGGCGACTGGAAGGGTGCGTGCCGCGCGATGAATGAATCCGATGCCGGCAAGCCGCAGTGGGTATATGGCGGTGGCCGAGTGCTGCCGGGGTTGGTCGAGCGTCGCGAGTTCGAACGCGCACTGTGCGAACGGGGGCTGTGATGCTGAAAGCGGTATTGCCGTATCTGCTGGTCGCGCTGCTGGGCGCGGCGGCCGGCGCCTGCGTCGTGCACCTGATCAGCGCGCGCGAGATCGCCGACATGAAGGCCGACGCCGCGAAGGCTCAAGCGAAGGCCGTAGACGCCGCGCGCGCCGAGGAACAACGCCGCACCGCGGCCCAATCGGAGATTGCGAAAGATGCGAACAAACAACGAACGGCCGCGCTCGCGGATGCTTTTGCTGCTCGTGCTGCCGCTGGCAGCCTGCAGCAGCGCGTCGATCAGCTCGTCGCAGCCGCCCGCCATCCCGCCGCTTCCGCCGGAAGCTCGGCAACCGGCGACGCCCTCGATCTGCTTGCCGACGTGCTCGGCCGGGCTGACGAAGCGGCGGGAGAGCTGGCGGAATATGCTGACCGTGCCCGCATCGCCGGCCAGCAGTGCGAGCGCGACTACGACGCGCTGACGGCGCCCGCACACTGACGCCGGGTCAGTTCACCGGCCGTCGTCCAGATCGTCCGGCCCGCGATAAACCGCGGGAATGTCGATGGGCTCAATGTAGTAGCCGCGCGCGGTGAGCTCGATCTTGAAGTCGCTGAAGGTCTGGAAGAGTTCGGCATCGAACGGGACGGTCGTGTACTTCAGATCGACGTGCTCGCCCGTTTCGTACGATGTCCGGTAGAGGCGAGCTGGATCGGTCGAGTGTCCTGGATCGAAGTGCGCGATCCGGAGGCTCGGCGCAGGTACGCTGCCCGGATGCGATGCGCGCAGCTGGATCGTCAAGCTGACGATCACGTGCTCGATTGGGATAACTTTGGCGTGCCGCTGCAGGTAATCGCGCAGCGAGTTGCCGTCCCGGCGCTCCTGACCAGACGCGAACCCGAACCAGTCGTCATCCGAATACCGAAATTCTTCCTCAATCGTATGGCCCATGGTGACCTCCGTGGCTGGTGCGATCAGAATGCCACAGCACATTGTGTGCTCAGTGCTTCGCCATGATGTCTGTCTCAGCCAGTCTCGCCCGCGCGCCGGAGTTCGTCCTGCACCAGAATCCGCAGCTTGCGCATTGCAATCAGCGAATTGCCGTATTCGGCCCGGATGCTCGCGGCGTATCCTTCGATCTCTTTCATCGTGCGGCGTCCGTGCACCACCTCCAGGATAACGCGCCGGACCAAGGGATCTTCGTTGGAGCGCCAAAGTTGCCGCAGCTCACGAATTGTCGGAGCATCAAACTCGGGCATCGGTAATACGCGCTTTAGGCCGGGCACACGGTACGGCACGAGGTTGCGATCTACCTTCGTTTCCTCGATCGGAACGGCGTCGACGTCAGGAAAGCAGTCGGACAGTTCCGCAATGAATTCCTGCTTTGTCAACTGGGTGAACGTGCGCATGCGTCTTCCTTGGCTGACGTTCGTGTACTCCCAGATATAGGCCCAGTTCGGTTTCATGATGCGGCATAACACTGTATGGGTATACAGTGTAGCGCGCGGTAAGATGAGGTCGTCAACTCGAAAAATGGGGGACGGCCATGTGCACGAACTACGTCGCGCCCGGCGAGGAAGCGGGCCTGAGTGAGCTGAAGATCAACAGCTTCATCGACCTGTACCGCTGGACGCTGTGGAAGCCCGAGATCTACCAGGACTACGCCGCCCCGATCGTCGCGAGCGTCGAGGGTGAGTTCCGGCCGCTGATCGCGAACTTCGGCTTCTGGCCGCGCGCGCTGCAGAAGGCGAACGTCGAAAAGGCGAAGGCGGCGGGGCGCAAGCCGCCGATCATGCGCAGCACAATGAACGTGCGCGACGACAACATCGGGAAGTCGCCGCTGTACGCGCCGGCGTGGCGGGCCGGGCGCCGCTGCCTGATCCCGGCGAAGTGGATCTACGAGCCGAACTGGGAGACGGGCAAGCACGTGCGGTACCGGATCGGGCTCGCCGGCTGGCGGCCGCTATGCGTCGCCGGCATCTGGCGCACGCTGGTGTACGAGGACGGCACCGAGCAGCACACGATGGCGATGATCACCGTGAACGCCGACGAGCATCCGATCATGCGGCACATGCACCGGCCGGGCGAGGAAAAGCGCTCGGTCGTGATCCTGCGGCCGGATGACTGGGAGGAATGGCTGACGACGCCGAACGTCGAGGCTGCCCGCGCGATGCTGCAGCTCTATCCGGCGGACGATATGGAGGCGGAGCCGGCAGCAGCCGCGTCAGCGCAAGAGCGCTGAACGGGGGCTCGCACCGCGTCACTCGTCGCGTGGGCTCCAATGGGTGACGTCGAGCACTTGGGAAACGGGGCCGATGTGCCGCACGAATTGCGGGCCGGGGAAAGCCTCATGGTTCACCGTCGGCACGAAGTAGGCACCAATCTCACCGCCGTTGCGCTGTAACACCCATACTGGGACGCCATTCGTGTCATCGTCTTCGAGCGTCGGAAGAGCTTGGGAGACGGGCACCCAGTTTACCGATTGGACTTCAGCGCCCCGCGGCGCATCCAGCGGCGCGACATCGATCTCAGCGCCGATCGCTCGCATCTTGCGGAGCACGCGCGCGAACTCTTCGTCGTTCAACGCGAGTCGCGCGGCGCCGAAGAACAGGATGTGCGGGCTCAACTCGCGCGGCGCTGCGCCGCCAGTGTACTTCCGCCATTGCTGGCCGCCGGCCACGCCAAACAGCTCGGCCATCTGCTCGCCGGTACGGCCGAGTTCTTCCTTCAGGCGCTGAAGGTCCTGAGCCTTGGGAGGGGTGTAGTCCATGGGAATGCGAAAGCCGCCTTTCGGCGGCCCTTGGATTTAGTGGAGAAACTTCGCGAGGCCGATGACGGCGCCGGCGAACGCCGTTGCCCAGATCACCGGGTACCAGCGCGTTTCACGGATCATCTTCGCCGCTTCCGCGTTCAGCTTCATGGTCTCAGCCATCAGCTTCCCGATCTCGGCTTCGGTCTTGATCGTGTCCAAGGTCTTTTCCAT